TCTTTTTCTGCAATGCACAATAAAAATATTAAAATAAATTCACGCATCGGTACTGTTTATGGTACAGTAATGTATTGGATCTTAGAATAATGATTAAAAATGCGATCTTGCATATGTCGGAAATGATGAAAAAATAGGGTTAATTTTACCTGTTATCATTGCAGGTCTCCACTTTATAAATAATCATTTTGAGTAAAATATGCAGTTTTTGGAGAATTTATATGTATAGTGCGGCTCAAAAACAATTTGCGACTCAACAAGCTAAAGGACGCTTTTACAAAATAATGACAAATAAATGGAAGGGTTATCTAGATGGTTTTGATGAATACAATAAAGATGCCCTAGTGGAATATTTAATAGAACGTAGTACACATTTTTGTCCTGATGTCAATAATAAACTTATTGATCATAATTCATTTGAGCGTAGATTATGTCGCTGTATTAACAGGATTATGCAAAATGATAACTAAACAAGAAATTATTGATTATATCGAAGACAATTTAACAGGTGGTGATGATGCAATTATCGCTGTAGAAACAGCGATCCAAATGATCAAAGACCTTAAGCCAAGAGTAAAAAAATTGGAATGGACGTCTTCTAACAGTACTTCTTTATGTGGAAAATATTATTGGGATGACATTGATGGTTATGTAAGTGCTTATTCTCGCTATGATGGAGAAACAAATTATTTAGGTTTATTTGATTATGTAAGTCAAGCCCAAGAAGCTTGCCAAAAGCATTATGAAGAAACTATTTTAGGGAAGCTTGAAGATGAAACTTAGCCAATTTATTAAAAGAGCGGAAGAATTAATTGGTGCCTATGGAGATGGCGAAGTTCGATATTATTTTGGACAAAATTGCTACAGGGATGTAAGAGAAATTTTTTACATTAAAGAGCCGAATAAATATTCAAAAACTTCATCCCCTGATCGTAAATTTAAAAAACCCTTTTATGAAATAGAAATTATTAATTAATATATCAAAGGAGATATAAAATGACACAGTACGAAGATGTAAGAAATGCTACAAATTGGGGCAATGCTATTGGTATGGCTATACTTAAAAAAAATAGTCCAGATTTCCAATGGTATAGAGATCAGGAGCTTGGCTTTTGGGCTAAATTAGGTTTATGGTTGAGAGGGAAATTATAATGGCAATTAAAATAGTAAAAAGCGATGAGGCTATACCAGTTACCAATATTAGTATGCTAATCTATGGTGAATCTGGAGTTGGTAAAACAACATTAGCCTTTACTTCAAATAAAGCTCTTATTTTGGATTTTGATGGTGGTGTAAAACATATTGCAATGAGAAATGGTAATGATATTATACAAATTAAAAAATGGCAAGATGTAGAAGATCTTACACTAGATATATTAGCTCCATACGATACTATTATTGTAGATACAATTGGTAAAATGTCAGATACTCTAAAACCTTATGTGTTAAATAAATATCCAACTTATGGTAAAAATGGAACACCAAATCAAAAAGGATGGGGAGAACTAAAACAACAAATTACCTCTTGGAAAAATATGTTGCTAAAATCTGGCAAAGATATTATTATGTTGGCTCATGTAGTAGAAGAAAAAAATGGTGATAATATTATTAAACGATTTAAGATGGAAGGAAGTGCCAAAGACGATATTCGCGCTGATGTAGATATGATTGGTTATATGTGCACAGATGGAGATAGGCGTATAATTGATTTTAATCCCACTGATTTTAAAATAGGCAAAAATCGTGGCAATATTCCATCACAAGAAGTCAAAGAAGATCATAAGACCTTTTTAGCTGATTTAATTGCATTTACTAAAGATAAAATGAATGCTAAAAGTGAGGAGATGGTTCAAGATGAGATTGAATTTGATGAAGTTTTAAATCTCATTTGTTTAGCTGAAACTGCAGAAGATTTTAATAAACTTCTTACACATAAATTAATTGCTGGTAAAACAGGACATAAAATATTAAAAACTAAATTGATTGATGAAGCTAAAGCCAATGGATTTGAATTTAATATTGAAAACAAATGTTTTATATTAATTGAAAAAGCACCTGAGGAAACTACAAATGTCTGATTGGCGAAATAATGAATTGCCGGAATTAACATTTAATGAAATAATAAAAGATATACCTGGATATGAAGGAAAATATGCTATTACAAATCATGGTAGGATTTGGAGTTATCCATTAAAAAATGTTATAGGTGTTAATCATAATGGTAAATGGTTAAAGCCCTCTATTTCACATAATAAATATTATAGACTTCATCTATCCATAAATGGAAAAATCAAAACATATTTTGTTCATAGATTGGTGGCGTATACATATATGAAAAAACCTACTAATAAAACAGAAATAAATCATATCAATGGAAATAAAATAGATAATAGAGTAGAGAATTTAGAATGGTGTACATCTTCAGAAAACCAACAACATGCATTCAAGACTGGTTTACAAAAAATTCGATATGGAAAAAATAATCCTATAGCAAAATCTGTTAAATGTATAGAAACTGGTATAATATATGATACCTTAACAATGGCAGCTAAAGATATAGAGTGTTCTATACATCTTATCTCTAAATGTTTAAATGAAAAAACTCGTAATAAAAAAGCTAAAGGTTATACTTGGGAAAAAATAAATGTGGCGAAATAGATTTATGCAACCATCAAGAATGGATACGTTTGCCATGTATCTAACTAATGAATATTGGGGACGTAAAGATGAAGATGGGGAGCTGATTGAATTTACTGATCAATTATTTGTAGATGAGTTATTGAAAAAATTTGAAAAAACTCCAGAAATGAAAGCTGGTACAGCATTACATAAAATATTGGAATTGAGTCAATATGATGAAGAATTTCTTAATATGATTGGTATTGATGGAGAAATGTACAAATTTGATTATCAAATATCTTCAGATATAGAAATAAAACTGCCAAAATTACGAGAAATAAAAATATCTACACAATTTAGTAATATGAATATCAATGGCGTTGTGGATGCTATTAATGCTACAACTATTTGGGATCATAAATTTACCAAACAGATTAGACTTGAAAAATACATGAATTCTTGGCAAGGAAAAATATATCTTTGGATGACAGATTTAAATACTTTTAAATATAATCTATTTCAGGGTAAAATATTGCCTCCTACTGTAGAGCCAGCAATGAATCATATACAAATTAATAAATTTGAAACAGTTACATTTGAACGCTATGCTGGAATGGATAAGGAAGTTGAAGACTTCTATACTTATTACTGGGAAATATTAGATAAACTAAAACCATTAATTATTGAAACAGCACACAAAAATAATATTATTATTAAAGGATTATCTAATGAACTATTATATATTAGTTGATAAAAAACCTGTTGCTGTAGATAGATTACCATTTGGATTCTTTCGTCAATCAGATAGAATTGTGGCTAAAACAGATATTAATGATATTAGTATTTCAACGGTATTTCTGGGAATAGATCATAGCTTTGGTGGTGAAATTCCTATTTTATTTGAAACAATGGTATTTGGTGGCGAATTAGATCAAGAAATGGATCGTTATACTACTTGGGAAGAAGCTGAAGCTGGACATAAATGGATGATCGAAAGAGTTAAAAATACTCAATTTTTAAAAGAAGGAGAATTATCATAAAAGACGTAACAATAACAGGCTTCGTAGGACATACACCACAGCTTAGGACGAGTAAAGATGGTAAACAATTTATGACATTCTCTGTAGGTGTATATGTAAGTAAAGATAAAACAGATTGGTGTGATGTATCAGTTAGCAATCCCAAACAAATTGAGATTGTTCTTAATTGCGTTAAGAAAGGTTCAAAGGTATTGGTTTCAGGATTTCCTAGCGTAAGACCATATTTAAGTAAAGATCATCAACCTATGGCTAGTTTTCAGATTTATAGTAGGAATATTGAGCTATTGAGTAAAAGAGATGAAAATGATGCTAATACCGATCCAGTTTATAATTTACCAGAAGTTGATAATTCTATAGATAATGGTTCTTTAACTTCTGACGATATACCATTTTAAAGGTCTGAAAATGCTGCATATAATGGGTAATTATGAATATCAAACATATTATGGAGAAATGATAGTTTGGAATTCATTAATTGAATATAAAAATAAAAGATATATTAAAATTACATACAATGGTAAACTTTATTATATAATAGATAAAAATTTATCTAAATTAAAAAATAAAGATAGTTTTAAATATCTAATTTCTGCTACATTCTATGAAGATGGACAAATATTACCATTTCAAACTACAGTATTCGTAGCCACTAATAATATAACTTTAACATTACCAAAAAATAAATCTATTATTTTAGGCAAGTATTTTGACGTAATATTAATTAATGAAGTTTCTTGTGGCAATGTAACAGGTTCAATTATTGATAATAATAAAAAAAATATTATTACAATTGAAGGTAAACACAATTCTTATTCATTCATACCAACTAAAGAAGGATGGTATTCGATATGATTAAATATAGGAAGCATCGTGGTTCTCTAAGACACAGTTTAGATACGACTAGAGAATTTGACTCTATCAAAGAATTATTTTATTATCTTGTAGAATGGTCTCAAGAAAATAGATTATCTTATAATATTGAGGATTTTACTATCAGATTTTATGGATTTGATGAAAGATGCAATCAAGATTTATGGATAGTTACCGCCAAAGGTCAAGGACTTGGATTTATTTTTGAGGAACTTGGAAAATGATTCTAACTTTACCAATACCCGATTCTGAATTAGCCACTAATAAATCTAAAGGATGGCATTATGGTAAACATGCTGCTATGCGCAAGAAGGCTCGTATAGATGGATTTAAATTAGCTTTAGAATATGAAACTAAACATTTTTCAATATATAAAACTACTTATACACCTTTTAATATAAAAGGTAATTGGCAATTACATATTAAAGTATTTCATAGAAACAATAAACACTTAGATGACGACAACCTACTTTCTGCAATCAAGAACGTGCGAGATGGAGTTTTTGATCTCTTACAAGCAAGATTTGGTATGAATGATAAACAAATAACGTTAACTATACTAGATACTTCTGGACGTGATAAACTTAATCCACGAATAGAATGGGAATTAAAACCAAGAATTTAAAAAAGGGAAATAATATGTCAAAAATACAATGTCCAGAATGTAAACAATGTTTCCAAAGAGAATTATTGGTAACAAGATATAGTGATAAAATACCTAATCATGTTTGTATGAATAATGAACCAATTCGATCAGAAGATGATCAAGATAATATTGCGGGTGAAATAAATAATATAAATTATGCCATCAATGTTTTTTCATCTGATGATTCTCCTAATATGGCAAATGATATTAGTTCTGATTATAGTTCTGTAGATACGTCATCTTCAGATATTGGTGGTGGTGGTGATTTTGGTGGAGGGGGAACGTCAAGTGATTGGTAATTAAATAGTTTTACCAGCTTGTAATTCTTGCCAAGTTAAACCTTTGGTATATTGTAAATGAGGTTTATCAGGTTTAGAAAAATCCATGCCAGATTCTAAACCTAAAGATCTCCCAATATTAGCGCATTTGATAAACAATAATGTATCCGTCCATGCGCATTGACCCTCAATCATGGGGCAAAAGTCAAAAGCCAATCTATAGTTATGCATAGATTGACCCGCTTTGGCATCTGTAACAACTTTACCGGGAGTTGTACGACCTTGATTATATAATTTTGTTTGTGCTTCATTATCACGATAAGTTGAAGTTATAATAACTTTAATGCCCTGCTCTTTACATTTTGCTATGAATTGATTACATAATTCTTGTACTTGAGGATGAAGTTGCGCAATTTCACGAGAGTTTACCATTGATAAGATCCATTAATTAAATTTGTATAAGAAGCAGCAGAAGGATAATATTTCATGAATTGTAATAACCCTGTAGCAATTATTGGTATTGCTGAATTAATTTGAGTAGGATAATTCAAAGTTCCACATGAAATTAAAAATAATGAAATTAATATAAATATTTTATTTTTCAAAATTTCTTAGTTCCAACCAAATAAGCAGTTATTGCACCAACTAAAGCAGTAATAAAATTAGGATTATCAATTATTTTATCAATTAATGAATTTAATTCACTATGATGGAAAATTTCTAAATATAATATAATCAATCCACAAACAGTAGATAATTTGAATATTCTTGTCTGCCAATGATATGTAAACCATTCAATTATTTTATTCATTAACTAGCCTTTAATTGATTTTCAACAGCAGCTAACCTTACATTTATTGAATTTAGCTCTCGCATATCATTTTTAATTTCAGTTACTTCTCTTTTTAAATTAGACATCTCTATACTTTGTTTACTAATATCTAATTGCATGGTATGTTGTAAATTAGACATATTTTTATTTTCATCAAGTACTTTATCTAATTTAGTCCCATTTGATTTACTTGATAAAACTAATTTCACATATCCTACAATTAATAAAACTACAGTAGCCATAATATTAAAATGATTAATAAAAAATTGATCAAATTGATTTATTTCTGACATTTATTTCTACTCCAGTAAATTATTGCCCAAATCATTACATAAATTATCATTGCAATATCAATACCAATAAAAAATAATTGTTTCATGCTGGGATCAATTATATAATAACTATAATCTTCAAGTGTATAATAACAATTTCTTAAACTTAAAAATAATGCTACCCCAAACATTTGAATAGAAAATGCTTTATTGAAATTAGTAAGAACTTTATTAATAAAATAAATCGATAGAAAAGCAGTAGCTAAATTTATTGGCGCAAATATCCAGGCCAATACAAAACTAGTAATACCTTGTTCATCTGTAACGAATGAACCTAATGTATTAGTCTGTATTGTCCATCTTAAACATGCATACCATATAAATAAACTCCATCCTAAAAATTTATATAATTCTTCTCTACTATATTTAAATTTTAGCACGTAAACCAACCTGAACTCGGATCTTGCCATGCAACTCTACATGGACTATTACCAGTTACAACAGCAGGTACAGCAAATGTACCGTTAACGGTTCCATTTAAAGAATCACCAGAATGGACCGCTATTGTTCCAGGACTGACTACGGCTGTTGGAAAAATAATCACAACAATATCCCCCGGTGTTAAAAATATAGAAGATGCACTAGGTAATGTTATAGTTTGTCCCGTAGCGGTAACTCTTACAAATTTTTGATATTGAGTTATAGACACACTAGTAGCTGTTGTTACAGCGGTAGAATTACCATTTTGTGTACCTGATAATTTTCCAATTGCAGATAGTATAGTATCACTTGCAGTTATTGTTCCGACACCTTGGCTTAATCCCGTTAATGCTTGAGAAGTAACTGTAATCATATTTTGATTACCATCGCTATCAATATATCCTACCGCTTGCCCAGCACTTGAGGTTGTAGGTCGTACAGTATTACTATTTGCATCCGGCAGTGTTACAACACGTGACGCACCCAAAGATGCCATCGTAATAGTGGTTGTATTTGTAGTACCTAATACCACTTGGTTTGTATTATTGGTTAAGATTATTGATGATACAGTAGGACTTGAAGAATATGCAGGAGGTACGCCAACTCCCCTAGAAGTTAATACTTTTCCCGAGGCAGTAGAACTAATTGCAATTAAAGTACTTGAATTAGAAGCGGTTAATAAATCTCCTGTACTATAACTGGTTATACCAGTTCCACCTTGAGCCACACTTGCAAATCCAGTAAGATTACTAAAAGCTGGTTGCGCATAGGTAATAACCCCCGCTGCACTTATTCCTTTGGCAAATTGATTTGCTGTGCCTGAACTTGGTACTACAGTATTACTATTTGCATCGGGTAATGTTACAATACGAGAGCCCGTTAAGCTTGCCATAGTAAATGTAGTTGTATTTGTTGTGCCTAATATTAATTGACTTGTATTGTTATATAAAGTTATTTGTCCAACAGATGGATTAGGAGTAAAACCAGGTACTATTCCTAATCCATTCGAAACAAATACTTGCCCTGCCGCAGATGCAGCTATTGTACTTAAAACAGTATTTGCAGACGCATAAATTAAATCACCCGTATTATAACTAGTTATACCTGTTCCACCCTGTGTTACAGAAGCAGTACCACTAATTTGTGAAAATGAATAATCTCCCGTTTGTGAAGTTACTGCGCCTGTTCTAGTATTAAAACTACTTACTCCTAAAGTACTAAGATTTGTCCAGCTAGAGTTAGTACCATTTGTAGTAAACACTTTATTGGCATTTCCCGTTTGAGATGGCAATAATGCATTTAATGCGTTATTGGCTGTACTCTGTCCTGTTCCCCCATTTGCAATTGGCAATACTGTAATTGTTGGTTGCTTAGTTGCCAAACCAATATCTACATAATTAGTTGTAGCTAATTTAGTGCTACCATCGCCTTGGGTTTGTGTTGGGGCTGTTGGAGTTCCAGTAAAAGCTGGACTAGCTAAAGGTGCTGCGCCTGTGACCTGTGAAACTGTATAATCATCAGTAAGTGGTACTACATCTCCAACTCTAGTATTAAAACTCGTTACTCCAAAAGAACCTAACGGTTGCCAGCTTGTATTGGAGCCGTCGGTTTGTAAGAAATAATTAATATTACCAGTTTGGGAAGGAGCAAGGGCATTAAATGCAGTGTTAGCCGTTGATTGTCCAGTTCCCCCTTGAGAAATGCCAGCAATTCCGCTTATATTACTAAAAGCTGGCTGTGCATAACTAACAACTCCTCCTGAACTTATCCCCGTAGCAAATTGATTACTTGGGGCCGAACTAGGAATAATAGAATTACTGTCTGCATTAGGCAACGTAAAGATATGAGAACCTGTTAAACTTGCCATTGTAAAGGTCATGGTATTTGTTGTACCTAATACCAATTGATTTGTATTGTTAGTTAAATTCAATACTGGAGAGGTAACAGTTCCTGTAAAAGTAGGGCTTGCAATTGGTGCAGCACCAGTTACTTGAGATACAGTATAGTCTCCTGTTTGAGCTATAATAGCCCCCATTCTACCAAATACTGAGGTTACTTGATTTTGAGGGACATTCCAATTCCCAGCAGTTTGACCAGGAACATTTACTAATGCGGTAATTGTAGTACCTATAACGGCAGTTATTCCGCCTAAGACTCCCTGTACCGTAATAATCCATTGATCTCCAGCATTTATTGCACCTCCTCCTCCACTGCCCCCAGTAGATGGAAATAAATTACTTGATGCATCATATCCACCTCTAAATGATCTACCGGATGCAACCGCATTAATCTGAGCTTGAATATTTGAAGTGGTACCAGCTAAGTAACCAAATACAGTTGTAGTAATAGTGCCAGGTCCTAAATAAATTGGATTAGCAAAACCATCATTATCAATACCAAATACTCCACCAGGAGCAAATTTTTCTCCGTAATCCATGATTTATCCTTTTAAATTCTTAAACAGTATACCATCCTGTTGCATCAGATTGAGCACTTGCAGAATTATCAGCACCACTAATGGCAAATGTACCATTAAGTACGCCATTCAATGATTGTCCAAGGGGTACAGCTAATGTACCTGTAGTAGCGCCTGTTCCTAATTTTAATGTATAAGTTACACCTGGGATAACACCAGTTCCATCTGCCGCTGGTAATGTACCAGTTTTGGCATCAGAATCCATAATTACAGTAATTTGGGAAGCCAAAAATTGATGATTAACGGTATCATGAACAACACTATATCCAGAAGAAGTAGTAGCAGCTAATTTTTCTATTGCTTGTAAAATTGTATCTGCAGCAGTTACAGTACCTACAGTAGGTGTAAAACCAGTTAAAACTTGATTTATTATTACCATTAGATTTTGTAAACCAGTATTATCAATAAATTGGACCGCACTTCCTGGAGTAGCAGTTATAGGTCGTATTGGGTTACTATTTGCATCTGGTAATGTAAAAGTACGAGGACTAGTTAATGATGCCATTGTCCATGTCATCGTGTTAGTTGTACCAGTTAATAAAAAATTTGTATCATCTGTTAAAGCTTCACTAGTAAATGAAGGTACTAAAGATGTAGAAAATACATTACCAACTAATACCATATTTGTACCAGCTACATATGTATTTTGTGTTTGTATATAAGTAATAGGTGTAACATCAAGTGTTCCGCCTAAACTATTAGTATTTAACCATGCTGTATTTCCAAAAGTCGAACCTCCTGCATTGATAAAGACTCTACTTCCCACAACCTCTGGCCATGTATCCATACCAACATAACGAGTCAATGGAACTGCAGGACCATTATAAGTATATAATCCACCTTCTGAAGCAGTAGTTTGGTTACCGCCAGAAGCTACAGGTAATAAAAATACTGAATCTCCAATAGTTGGTGTTACTCCATCCCAATCAGTATCACCAGGACTTGCAATAGTTATATTTGCTGTTGCTATAGCAATAGCTTCAAATGCAACCCCTCCTCCACTTTGTGTAGAAAATAAAGTCCATAATGGACTTGTATCTGGATTCACACCTACTGGAGGATTTTCACCATCAGTATAATTTGCAATATATAAATTGCCATTATATACAACTGCTGGCGTTATATAAGTTAATGGTTCAGTTCCAAATAATAATTGAACTGCATATTGGCGAGTATTATCCCATGTGTTTTGATAATTCGGAATTAAAGAAAAATTCATAATATATTCCTAATAAATTATTTTTAGGAATTGTAGCAAATTTTTCTATAAAACTCGTGGACAAAAGCTCAATATAAAATTGAGCTTTAATTTATGATGTGAAATTAATATCCAGTAACAGACCAAAAAACTGATTGAGAGTTGGTGAAATTTGCAGTGACGCTTATTTGTATTGTAGACGAACTTGATAAAAATGCATTACCAATTGGTGTTAATACATTTCCTCCTGTTAATTCACCGACTGTAGCTAAAACTGTATTACTGGGTATATTTGTTACTGTTATTGGAAGGGTTGCCGTTACAGTAGCATTTCCTGCTGCTATTGTTGCTGTTCCCCGCTGCTCTATTAAACCATCTGTATATCGAACAAAATATCCATCCGCATTACTTCCGGGGAGAGGAATATCAGCGATACATGCAAGTTCACCAGTATTAGTAATCGCAGTAGCCGGGGTACTTAATCGTGGTCTACCAAGTGTATCATCAAAAATAAGACCATTATAACCTCCAGTACTTGTATTATTTGATCCTAAATATGCTTCAGTGCTAGAGTTAGCAAAAATAGCAAGTCCGCCTCTGGCTGCTGCTATATAAAAAGTACTAGCTAATCCAAGAACTTTTATTCCATCCGAAAATTGCCCACTACTATCAAAAAGAAAAGTCCCCCCCACCGTTAATGTACCGCCAATATCCGTATCAGAACCTACATTTAATGTAATATTACATGCTACATGATTTTCTACAAATAAGCCTGCTGATCCTATGATACTAACTAATCCTCCTGCATCTATGATATCAGGAAATGGATTACCTAGGATATAGCCATAATTAAATGCACAATTATTATCAAGATGAATTGTATAAATTACTCCATCGGTTGTTGTAATTGCAAATATTGGATTATATAATGATGGTGTAGTTTGTGCAGCAATTTGTGCCAATGTCATTGCTGTTGGTGAAATAGTTACACTAGTCGAAGTTGTAAATGGGTCTGTAGGTGTATTAAAACTTAGCACAGCTACTACGTAATATTGAGTCACAGATATTGGGCATGTAACTGTTACGGAAGCAGCAGTATAATTTGCATAACATGGTTTAATTGAAATATCAGTTGTTAAATTTGTTACTTGATCTAAAAATCTAATTGAACCATTTGTAAAATCAAATACATTACTTGTACCAACTTGTCCATATCTATTAACAATATTACCTATACCATTACATATTGAACCTGCTGCCGGAGATAAAATTGGAAAAAATGTACTTAATTGTGCAGACATTGTTGCATAAAATAAGTCCATATTATTAGCATTTACATTCTCAAGATTAGCATAACCTTGAATTACAAAATTACTCATTATATTCCTTCTATTAGTAAAATATATTTCATAAATTATGAAATATTTATGAGATAACTATTGGGAATATTACCCAAATAAGTATTTAAAATTAAATTACCAGTATTGTTTAAAGTTAATATTTCATTTGTTCCATTATATGATGGTGTCAATAAATCTGAAAATGGATAATACTGATTCCATAATAATGAATAATTATTAGCATAATATTGCATATAAGCAGCTAAATTTATAAGTGGTATAACTGGATCAGTAGTAATTGCTGTAACTGTATATGGCGAATTAGCTAATAAAAAATTATTGGGTACTGGTAATCCAGGAGTAGAAGCAACTAAATCCATAGTATTACCAAAATTATCTGTTACAGTTAATGTATAACTTACCAAATTAAAATCTTTTGTTGGACCAGCATAGCCTAAAGCTTGTGCTAATATATTTGGATTATAAGCTATACAAGCAACTCCTTGTTGTCTAGGATCTTTCCAATAAGTATCAGCTATATAAGTTAATCCTAAATCTGCGGCACTATATGTATAATAAACATTAACTAACATACTAGCTCTAGTTATTCGTCTAATAAAATCATTTAATTCTAATTGAAATTCGGGAGATAATGTAACAAAATCTACTAAAATAAATACTGAAATGGTAAAACTATTTACTCCAGGAAAATTACTACCATTATTAAAAATTGATTGTCCTAATGAATTAATATTTAATACAAAAGCTCCTGGAATATTTACATTATCTTCCCCAATTAATACAAATTTTTGAACCCCTAATCTAAAATAAATATACTTAGAAATATTTAAAGCTTGAAAATAAGCATTTGTATTATTATTAATAGTTGTTTGATAAATTAAAGTTAATAAACTATTATAATCTGTAACAAAACCACCAGTCTTTTGTAGATATAGTTGATTAGTTCCAGTTAAAAATTGTTCCCATGCAGGATTACCACTTGACGGGTAAATGGACGCTGCTGTAGTATTTAAATCTATAAATGCTGGAGTTTCTGAATTAGCTAAAAAATCTTTTAAGAGTGAATTATCATATAATTGTAATGTTGTAGTTACAATAGCATTTACTTTAAGATAAACATTTATATCATAAACCTTTGTACCATCTGTCAATAAGGTAAATTGTTTTTCAGTATATACATTTTTAGGTAAATAACTTCTATAATTTCTATATAAAATTGCATAATCAATTATTGGTGATGGTTGTACAAAACAAAATGAAAAGTATTGAGATGGATTTGTACTATATGTAACTTTTAGATATAAGGTTATATTCTGAGCCGTTCCTGTAACTGTTAAAGCTCCTGTTTTAGTAGGTATATCAGGAGTAAAAATTGTAGCACCACTTTTAGGATAGATAATTTCAATTGTACAATCTAATGTCACATTTGTTAAAACTCCATCTCCATCAATCCATCCAATTTGAAATATGGAATATTGTCCTATATAAGCAGGGTTTGGAAATAAATAAAAAACTAATTTGTTCATTATGGTTGACTATTATCTATAACGGTTAAAATTGTATAATCTACATCATAAACTAAATATGCTTCCCAAGTACTACTTACAATTTTAAATATTGTAGATGATTGAAGACTTGGTACAGCTATATAACCAGGTGTTGGATTAGTTAACCCACCAGGAAAATATGTTATTTGTAAAGCAATTAAAACGGATGCAAAATTACCCTGTAAATTAGGTGTATTAGCTAATCCTTGCAACATCACATCTTCAATATCACTAATTACTAAAAATTGGTTAGCTGGATCAGGATTTAATATAATAGAAGTTCCACCTAGTGGAGAAGTCAAAATACCCCGTCTAAATTCTCGTTTTATTAAATTTTCAACAGTAATATAGCCAGGAGACGGTAAATCTGGTAAAGTCAATTGGGTAGATAAAGTTAAACCCGGACTTAATGATACATTAATATGAAAATAAGTTCCAGTAACTGTAGTATTGACTACTCTAGCTGATGGCATACTATTACTAAATTCATATGTAGCAACAGTGAGTACAAAGGGATTATCATTTTCTGGTTTTACACCATCTATGTAAGCTTGTACACTTGCTATATCTTGACTTGTCGTAGTTCTATTAATAGGTGCAGGTGTTTGTGCAAATCCATTACTAATATTTCCATCAACATAATAATTATTATTAGAATTCCCAGATAGTACTATAGGAAATAAAATATTATTATTACCAATACTATTGGTTTGAATAATTGTAGCCTGTGTTACATTAGGTGAACCTAAAAAACACCAAGCAATATAATCACCCGGACTACCGCCTCCTCTAGGATTTTGCGCAAAATTAAATATTCTCAAAGCAAATTGTTGATCATCTTCTATATTAGATCCTGCAAGCATATTACCTGTAACAGTGGCTTCACTAATTAAATGAGCAGTTGGTATAGTAAATGGTGTAGCAAATGTTAGAACATCACCACCTGGACTTTCTGTGCCAGTGCCCAATAATATTGAAGCTATTGGCAAAGTTACAGTATTTAAAACAGTTGATATTGGAATAATCACATCTTCAGTTGTTTGATATTGATTATTGGTTACATTACTTTGTAATAATGTACCTGCTGTTATAGTATAACTAGCTGATGAACTTCCGGATGAAACTAATGTAACAGTTCCTAATGATGGTAAAGCTCCCATTCTAGGTGTCATTCCCAATGCAGCGGCATGTTTATCTAATGAAACTCCACTAGAACTTGCGGGAAATATATCATTATAAACTAATTGAATATCTTGAATTACAGCCGCATTCACTTGAGTAGTAGCATTAGCAGTAAAATAAAAATCTCCTCCAGGTATAGAAGGCACTAAATTTGGATTCAATGAAGTTATTGAATTATAAAATAAAGATGCTAACTGCGTTTGACTTTGAGGTATTATGTTAGGTGGCATTTAATCCTCCCCTTATAAAATTTAATGGTAATCTATATGTGACCCCATTTGTATCAGTAATAAATGATTCTAAAAAAATCATATTATTTGTAATAGTAGGAACTTGTGTATATATAGCCAATGCTCTGCCTTGATCTTTTATTGGTTGTAATGCATTATTTTGCATAATTGTAATTTGTGTTGATGTTAATTTAACCCTAGTATTTAATTTCAAAATTAATTCACTACCAAATAATGGATCAAATTGATAACTACGTAATGGCGTATTTGATCTTGTATATCCTTCTGTTAATAATGCATTCTTTTGTATTAATATTCCATCTTGAGCAACATAATCTTGTGTTTCTGCATTAATAAAAGTAGTTAATAATGTCATGTCAATACTACTCCATTAGAATTTATATACATTTTTGATGGAGTAGTATTAATAAAAGCATAATCACTTGTAAATCTACTAGTTGCAGTATATGAACTTTGTGGTTGATTTGGTGGCGTAGTAGTACTTCCAGTAACAGGATGAGTATGTAAATTATAAGTAGTTACCATAGCATTTACCGCTGTTTCTAAAGCAATTATTTCATTCATCATGTCTATTAAAATTAAAACTATATTTTCACTAATTGCTAATGTAGTAGTTATAGTTGTATCAGCATTATTAGTAAATGTACTTTGTAATGCAGTTAATTTAGCTTTAATAGCAAAATTACCTGCACTAATTAAACTAACCTCACCTTTTATTAAATCTGATATATTGCTATTTCCCGGTAAAGCATTTGTATAACCTGCAATAGCAGTTGCTAAAAAAGCACCAGTTCCAATATATGCACAATTTTCATCATCAGGAGGAATACTAACAAATCCATATGGAGTTAAAATTGGTACATTAGGTTTTACAAAACCATTAATGGTATTATAGTTCACACTTGTTACTACTGCACCATATGGACTATCAACATTTGATGTAAAATTTAATGTTGCTCCAAATGTTTTACCATTATAAATAGCACTCATATTGATTGTACCTCATCGCACCATAATGCAGTAAATACATAAGGTTTACAAAGATTAAGTGTTGTCACTGAGCCAGCATTTCCCCAATCAATATTAAATCCATAACAAAATAATTCTTGTTGTCCATCAAAATTATTATTATTAACAGATGGCATCTTTACCATTTGATTCAATGGAATTTGTCTAAATCTACCTAATTCTGTATTATAAGTTGATAATGTTGACATATTTATATCAACTATTAAATCTTCAAATAAACTTTCCGCTAATTTTCTACTAGCATATAATGACATTAGATATTTGATCCAATCAAGATTAGAGTTTGGATTAACAATGTTCGAGTTTTTATTATCGATATTTAATACAGAAATCATTCCTGTTACACCAGTTGTCATATTAATTGCAGTATTAAGTATACCACTATTTTGCAGTATTGCATTAGGGTCAATAGTTTCAATATCAAATATAGTTTGTAATCCCAATGTACTTTGCACAAAATCATAAGCACGGGGAAATAAATTTTGGGGAGGAGTTGCTACACTAAAAGCAGAATTAGATTGTGTTGAATTAGGACTTGATGTATTGAATTCAGTAAATAACTGATTGAATGTACAGTAAGCCCTATTTTGTAGTAAAGCAGTATTTCTTTCTGTTCTTATTCCTAACAATGGAATCGCATTAGGATTACCAAATAAATCAACTGTCCAATTTTCTGTTTCATCAAAAAATGTAGTGAGTGGAGTAATTATAAAATCACCATTTGGAGCAACATAAAATACACGCTGATAAGGATATAGAACTTGTAATATGCAATCTAATTTAGTTCCGGTAGGTACAGTGATAGCAAATACCCAAGAATTAGCATTAATTGCACTACCTCTAGTAGTTTGTGGAATATGAACATTTGGTAATCCCGATGCTATTTGTTCAGAGATTCCATCTGTAATTCCGCCAAAATATTGTGTTGTTGTAATAGTTTGACTTATGTAAGTTTCATTTAATAATTTATCCAATAAATCACCAAATTGTATATTAGTTGGTGCAATACTTGTAAGTAATAGTCCATTAATTACTTGATCAGATTGAGTTTGTACCATTTGACTACGCTGCAGTATATTAGTTAAATATCCTGCTGTAAAACTTATTGTTGTTCCATTACCATCAGAATCAATTATAGGGGTTTCAATTTCACCAACAAATAATGGTTGAAGTGCTGGAGATTCAGGAGTAAAATAATAAACTCTAATTATATCACCAGCTCTAAATAAATCACAGAATGGACTAGCAAATAAATTTTTACCATTTCCAGAATTTATAATAAGGTCAAATTGTACCCTTCCAACAGGGTTAAATATATTACCTGATATATGAAAGTGTGTAAATATTATTGGATTATAATTATCTAAAGAATTAATAATACTATCTGAATTTATACCATTTGGATAATAATATACAGGATTGCCATTATCATATAAAAAGGTTCTTTGTTGTGTTCCAAATATCTCAAAATCTATAGAATCTACTCGTTGTGTCCCACCTAATGTTAAATATTTTCCATTGACTGGATCACCATTGGTTAAAATAGGTTCTATCGTTATATGATAAATAATTTTACTTGGGATCATGACGTCCCAATCGTATTAGGATTATTTGAAATAGGTAATGTTAAAATTACATCTTTAGGAATATAATTTGCACTTGGGATTATATTATGATTCAATTTAAGAATAGTACTAGATTGACTACTATAATTAAGATTATTTAAAAAACATACATCAAATAAATTAGTATCATATGGAGTAGTATATAATTTAGTTGAACCATAATAACTACTTAATAATGCTAATGCCAAAGCATTCATCTGAGATTGTAAATTAATCAATGCAGTTATACTATCATAAATTGGATTTACATTAATTACCTCTAAAATAGCTATACATGCATTAATAGAATTATTACTATAAGTTAATAATGTATTAACATCAGTAGGTGTCATATTACTCGTAAAATAATATAATTGTGTTAATCCGGCAATTGGAAATGTTGGTGTTTTTGACAATTGAACATTATTATAACCAATAGGTTTTAAATTATTTACCATAAATTGTGTAATACTAACGCTTGTATTACAGGTATTAATTACAGAGGTTTGACTATTTTTTAATGCTTGTTCTACAGTGGTTGTATTACCTGCTGATCCAAATACATGTTTAAGAGCTTGAATATCACCCCAAGTATTTAATAAACCTGTAATGATTGTTAAAATTCCTGTAATAGTAGAATTTATAGCATTTAATGTACTTGATATATTTTGAGTAAGAACAGCTACGGGTTTTGTACAGGTAAAATTAAATTGATATAAACAACAACGCCACATTTTTGGTTCATGAATACGTCGCATACTAGTTAGCATCACATTTTCAATTCTTCCTAAAATAGGATGAACTAAAACATTTCGATTAGGATTGGTTGAATTTGGATCATTTAAAAATCCATTTAAAATATTATTTAATGCTTGAGAATATGCTGCTCCAAATAAAATACCTTGGATAGAAAAAGTATCGCCAAACCATCCCATATCTTCAAATATATCAGCATTATTAGGTGGTCTATGAATTACTAATTTACGATGAGTCTCATCTGAAATTAATGTACTTACTGCATTAGTTCCATAAGGAAGATTAGTATTATCTTGTGATAAAGATGTAATCCCAAGTAAATTGAGTGTTGAGTCGATAGCCCCAGCAGCAGGATTTAAATCTTGATTTAATTTATTTAAAATAGAAGGAACTACATGAAAAGCAACTCCATTATATGAACCAGTTTGTATCTGCCAACCATTTAATCCTAATTCATTGGCAATTGCTTCTGCTTGTGCTAAGGCACTTAAAATTGGAACTTCTACCGCCATTTTATCCAGCCGTTCTATGATGAACTACAGATAATGAACCCAATACATCTGCTTTTTGTTTTTGTTGTTGAGGAGATAATTGATTATAATGAACACCTGTATTACCACTCATTGGTTTTACTGCTGGAATTTTTACAGGAGCTTGAAAAGATGTTACTCCCATAAGACCGCCACCTATTTTTGTCATTAATCCATTAAAAGCATTAACTAATTGATTAGTTGTATCACTTAATTGAGAAAATCCTTTGGAAGTAGAATCAATTTCCCCATTTAATGTTCCTATAGCTTTTTCCAAAGTCATGCCTTCTGCATTAGTTGCTATTGTTTGATTTGTCAAAGCCTGTATTTTTTTCTGAGTAGGAGTTGATGTAATGGATCTTGACTCACTCTGATTATCAACTGTTTGAAGATTAGTAAGATTATATAATTGTTCAAAACCTAAAGCTCTTGGATCTAAAGCACCTAAATTACCAGTTTTTTCAAAATTTAGTGCATTTTTTCTATATGCACTAGCTCTAGCATCTCCCTTTCCTGTTACTAAATTAGGAAGATTTACACCATAAATATTTTTAGATATAAAATTCTGCATACCCCTACTAGTTATAGGTTGAGTATAATAATTAGATAAGGCTCCTTGTGCACCTGGATTTAATCCTGTAGCGCGCGCAGCCAATTCAGCAGCATCAGTTGGAGACATACCTGCTTGTTTATATAACATTGCATTTGCGGTTGCAGCAGCAGGATCAGGAACACCATAAGCACTAAAGCTTTGTTTCATACTGTCAATAAAAGTACTTTGTTGTTTTTGATTCATTCCTTGAGTAAGAAAAGAAACTGCCCCACTTAATCCAGCGCCCTGTTGAATAGACATATTTCCCGCGCGGACATAATCAGTTAATTTATCTATTTCCTTGAAATTACGATTATATACTCCTGCTGCCTTTGACATTGCTAATACCAAGGGCTGCTCTACATCTGTAATACGTCTCCCAGTCATTCCTTGATTGTAAAGACCTGAAGCAGCTTGATTAGTGGCTGATAGAGCTTGAGCATTCATTGTATTATTAACTAATGAACTTGCGGCCATAGATTTTAGATTAGTTTGTGATGAAGCATAAGAGCCATATACACCTCCAGCAAGACCACCTATAATACCGCCTAATGCTGTTCCAATTACTGGTATTACAGAACCAATTATAGCCCCAACACCAGCAGCCCCTAATCCAACATAAGCATTTTCTTTTTGAGTATTTGCCTGCATTACTCCAGATACTTGTCCGCCATAATCATATCCATTAGTATAAGGATTTTGCATCATAGCTAATCCAGCAGCAGATTGAGAAGAAAATACTTTACTAGCTGTACTTAAAACTAATCCGGCACCTCCAATGGCTGTAAATACTTGAGATAATCTACTATTAGTTACACCCTTATTAACGCCACTCTTTAAACTTTCAGATACATCGCTTTCTAATTTTTGAGCAAATTTATTATCTCCAGCAAGTTTATATTGATCTGCTCTTTTTAAAATATCATTTTTTAAATCTTGACGCTGTTTTTCAGTTTGAATTCTTAATAAATTAGCTTCTGCACGTTGTTGCTGAATTTGTTTGCCTTCAGGATCATTTAAGTATTCTGATCTAACCTTATAAGCTTCTGCACGCATACGAGAAGTAGTCTGTGCATAGGTAGGTTCAGTACCTTTTGCAAGATTATCTTTTATCGTACTAAATTTAGTTTGAAATGATTTTAAGTTACCAGATAAAGCTTTAACGCTTTCATTAAGATTGGACATAACAGAAGCTAATCCACTATCTATATTACTAGCTCCATGTGTTCCTGCTGTAGCATTAGTTTCGGTTTCTAAACGAAATGTTATTTTATCGTTCACTTATTTTACCTTTACTAATGTACCTTATCTTTTATTATTTAAATTTGCTAAAAAAATATTTCGTTGTGCTATTTCTGATTGTCTAATGATGTATCTGTTAATGAATCTGTAATAGAAGTATTGTCCTCTAGTTCGATCACGATGTCTAATAATTTGTTCAATGTGCTGTACATCTGACTGGTAGTCAATCCAATCAGTGTACGGGACTTTTTTGCAGGATCTAATAGCTCCATAAGTAAAAAATCAACTTGTTTATCATCAATTTGATTAATTTCTGGATTATATTCTTTTTCTAAACGCTGATATTCAGTTATAACGGCAGCAAGAGTTGAAGATGGCAAAGAGCCAACTTCTTCTTCTGATAAGTAGCGCTTATAATTAGAAGCTTCAATACAAGGACTTGTTGCCAAACTAATTTGTTTTTTAAGATATAATTTATTAAAAATTAAATCGTATAATTTCCCTTTAAATTGAGGAAATTTTTCAGCCATCTCAAGAACACAGTCATAAAGAAGCTTATCTTCCTCATCACGTGATATCAACCTCAAAGGAATTTCTCTATCAAATATCTTAGTATAATGAATTTCACGAGTACCCTTACCAATTTTTATAAGTCTATCAAAATTTAAACCTAAATTATTAGCTCTAATTTCTTTTTTGACAAAATCATCTTGTAATCTTGGATCTTGTTCTATATATTCATTAAGAATATCATCATTCATACTTATTTCAGACATTTATATCTTTCTTAACTTATCCAATGATCTTGACCACGAACATAAAATACTAAATCATTAGTAACATTTATACCTAATGAAGCTGGCATATCATCATTTGCCCATGCTACATTAGGAAGAATATAAGTATTACCATTTGCGTATACATCATTACCATAATTGGTTGCTGCTGCAAATAATAAAATATTAACTTGATTGCTATCATAATCAATAGCACTAAAATCAGTAGGTAAAGTATTAGATTGCAAATTAATAGTAATTCTGAAAATTACTTTTTTATTACCTAATACTGTTCCTGATACTGTATGGTCTTGACTAAATCCTTCAACCCAACTAATTCCACCGTCTTTACTTACAGATAAAGATTTTACATTGCCGGGTTTACCAGCAATATCTTGACCATTAATCTGTACTCTAAATCTATCAAAATAAATACCTTGTCCTGCCATGATTTTTTTCCTTATGAATTTGTATTAGTTATTAAATTAATTTGACTACCAAATACATTTATAGTATAGAAGATATTTTGTAATTCTGGTACTATTTGTGCTGGAATAGTTACATCTATTCCCAAAGGATTATCAGGGTCCTGAATTATTGTTATTAAAGCTTCATTTTGTATAACATTCAATAACATTCCTTGATCTTGCATGTTTTCCATAAATATTATGATATTAGCTTTTAATTTATTCAATATAATTGGTGTTTGACGAACCTGTCCTAATCCAATAGCTTTACATTCTGCTGTAACACCTTTTCTTAAATAATCTAATGTCTGCCAAACATAAATTGGATAAAATTCATTATCTGGAATCATTAAATTAGGTAATGTTGTCATACCCGTAATTGGATTAACAATGTATGCTTGTTGATTATTATTTACAGCAATTACATTCCAACCTAATTTTAATACTTGATCAGCAATACCATTAATAGTTACATCAATATATTTATTTTGATTTTTTGGTACTGGTAATCCATTGATAATTACACCACCTTGCGGATTTAATGGGGCTATATTACTACCCACCACCATAGCAAAAGCAGATGCCATTTGTCCTGCACTTAATGGCAATTCTCCAACTATTGGTTGATAATAATAATAAATAGGCTCATATTGATAATTATTTACATTTGTTGGTAAACTTAATGGTGCTGAATTTTGTGGAATAGTTAAATTAGCAAATGTAATTAAACAAATAGCTTGACCATCCTGCGAGGTAGCAGGTAAATTTAATGCAGCTACATAATCAAATGCAGGTTTATAAGTAGTTGTAATATCACTACTTGAATCTATAGCATAAGGTAATGCAAACTGTTGTAGTGAAATATCTTGTGTAGCAAATAATTTTTGTTGGAATTTCATTACTGTTTGGGTTGCATCTAAATGCAATGTACAAGTATGAGTCAAATCAAATGTTCCAGTTACATTAGTTAAAGTAACAATCAATTGACCGCCATTAATAACAGAACTTTGCACTGTACCAGATGCTAAACTAGTTGCTTGTGTTATTGTAGTTGCACCAAGTGCAGATAATGGAATATATGCCACATTTGATGAAGGAATAGCAAAACTTACAGTAGTTGCAGTTTGCGCTGTTGGAATACTTAGTGTCAATGGAGTTGATATAGGTCCAAAAAGTCCGCTATGGTCGCTATCTGGTAAAAAAGAAAAATATACTTGTGGTGTAGATACAGTAGAATTTACATTAGTCGGAATTAAACTAGCCTCTATTGCTGAATATAAATTCATAATAAAAGGTTCTGTTCCATTTGGATCAGGTACTAATATATCAGAATCAACAAATGATATAGAGATATTATCTCCAGCAGCTACAGAAGCAAAACTAACAGATTGTAAAATGATCATACTATCATACAATCCTAAAAATGTTCCTACAACAGCGCTTACAAATGTTCCTGTGACTACTGCTGTTGTATCATCAAAAGTACCTGATATACCAGCTCCTACTAATGGTTGAATTAATGCCGCTGAACTAGTATAATAAACTATAACTTGATTTTGCGCGGCTAAAGTCACTATATCGACGGCTGATGCATTATTTAGTAGGATAGTATCACTATATCCTGTAGCAACAGTAAATCCACATTCTACAAAATAAGATAACATTCCTAAAGGATCATTAAGAAATTGTGATGGCAATGGATAAGTATTATAATATTCATAAAATGGAAAACCACCATCAGGTTCTAATATAGGTAATCCATCAAGTAAATCAGTACTTAATCTATTTCCCCAAATAAAAATGTTATTTTGTGGTGTAGGTACAGGAGGCGTACCAATTAAATTTTGTGTACCTTGAACACTAGGAATACGAGTATTTTTAATAAAAGCCATATTATATCTTTCTAAAAACTTGAAATAGGTTTCACATCCACACTAAAATCTTGTAAAATATTATAAACAATTAAATTTGGATCAATATTACCCGCAATACCAAATTCTTCTAGCATTGCATAATGATTTAACATATCATAATAATAATAAGTAATTAATTCTATTTTCCAACAATCCCCAATATATTCTAAATTATATTTTAAAGGAGAAGTGGCTTTTACATTTTTAGCAAATTCTACCAATGGGCTTCCATCTCTTTGTTTATATCTAACAACATCATTATAATTTGAGGTTGTTGTAGGTGGAAGCGGTATTAATGCATCATTCAAATTTCTCCAAATTACAGGAGACTGTAAAATATTTTTAAATGCTTGAGTAAAAGTTTTTAAAACAGTTGCATTATCTTCACGTTCTAATCTAACAGGTAAAAATATATCAAAAATTATTGTACCTTTATCTGAATAAAATCTACTTGGAGTATCTTCTTCAGGTTCATATATGCTTAGAGCTGGTAATGAAGTAATAGTGAAATCATCACGTTTTGCTATTGCAATAGATTTTTCATTACCAAATGCTTGTAGTATATAATTATTTGCTAAAAGAGCTGTTTTTATTGCTAATGGCATTCTATTGGAACCCAAATAGGTAATCCAATTATATTCTGCCATCGCTAATAATGCTTGACTACTATCATTATTATTGTTATCAGATTCTGTCTGCAAGCAATTCACCTAATCTTTTTTTTATAAATTCAATTTCATTTGTATCAAATCTTAAAAAATCTCTATCATATCCATCTATTAATTGTTCTATTGCCTGATCACCCTCTCTATGATGAGCTTCAACTGTTATACTTAATTCATCTTGGTGTAAGGTATAATCTACTTTTATACTATTTCTTAAAAAGCCAAATTCAATATTAAATTTTTTGGCATTTTCAGAAGGAACCACCCAACCTAATTTATTTTTGGGTTTGTTACTAGCTTTTTTAGCAATAGTTTTTTCTGCTAATGGTTTCCATCCAGGCTTACCTTGTTCACTAAAATATGACCTTTTTATTTGTACCAATTCAGCTATTATTATAGGCATAGCGGCATTAATAGCACTATTTAATCTATTTTTAAATTCCTCATCTACAGTTGCCACGTCTACCTAGATTATTAAAAAACCAATTCCTAAATGGATTAACTTGCCCTTGTACAGCTCTTTGATTTAATCTACCTATTTGAGATACGGGACGTGATCCCATTACAGAAACTCTAGGAAATGGAATGCCTTTTTGATAAAAAGAAGATTGAGGGTCAAGTTTTAAACCTGGAAGTGGAGGATATAAATATTGACCACTTATTTGATCTATACCAATAATTTCATGTTCAAGATTATTAAGTCGTTCAATATAATTATCGCGGTATGATTGACCTCTTACACCTTCACCTTTACCAAACTCGGTTTCCATAAGAAAAATACAAGTTTTAAGTAAACAAAGTTTTTGAATATCATAAATTGTAGAAGTAGGAGTAATTTGATTAAATGGTATATCATTACCATTTATATCTACTCCTGTTAATTGAGGAGAAACAACATATTGACGACTCAATATACGTTCTACCCAAGCTTCTCCACTCTGGATATTATTTAATACATCATTATCAGAAACATATTTAGGATTATCATTACTAAATTGTACTTTACCATCTAAATCACGTTTGACGGATTGTAAAGTGATATATTTAGGTTGATAAAATGACATTTCATCCTACGATTTCTGCTAAAGGAACTTTAATTACATCACGATCAAAATCATTTTTATCCCGATATCTACGAACACCATCATCTCTTGCTAATATTTTCGTATTAGAATTATCAAGATAAAATGCAGCATCTTCTTCGTTCATTTCATATAAATGAAGCCCAGCCTTTTCTTTTTCAGACATTGCATTAATTTCATCTATGGAATAAATAGTTTTATCAGATTTAAGTGTTCTTTCAAAGATATAAGGTTCTTTATATTCAGCAACCAACATACTTCTAATTACTGCATCTTCATTAGGTAAATATTTATAGATTCCATTGAATTCAGGTTTTTTTGCAAAACTTTGAACATATTTCTCTTTAGTTTTATCCCAAAGAGATTGACCATTTTCATCTTTTTTTAAATATTTTCTATTTACAGTAATTTGATTAAATTTCAAAATAACTTTTTTACTTTTTATTTGTACTTTTTCTTGCATGTTTTATGTACCCACATCAAATGTAATTACGTCAAAATATCTAGGTAATCTAACACCACCACGCCATCCATTCATTAATGTAATATTTGGTTGTGTAATACCGATTACTGTACTTGATGCCATACTATCTATAATTTGGAAAAATTTACCAGGTCTAGCATTTTGTAAACCACCATTTTGAGCAGCTAAACAATATGCATATTCACCATAAGGTCCACCAAATTTATCAGTATCAATTTTGATCCAGATTTGATAATCAGGAAGAATATAATTAGTAGTTCCTGCTGTATAACCATTCGGATCATTTACATCAGCTATATATGCACTACCATCAACTAATACACCAATATTAATATCAGAACCTAAATAGAATGTGGAAATACTTTCCATACTATTAGGGTTTTGTTTAGCTTTTTGCATAATAGCATCAGAATATTGTGTATTCACTCTATTGATTACAGTAGGATTCTGTGAGAATAAAGCCATTGTATTTGGATTCATAATCCAAGTCATTGGTAAACCACGATACAAGATCAACAGTAAGTTATGAATTACTGTCATATCAAGAATTGGATTTGATGATGGATTAGGTACATAATTTGTACCAGTAATCGTACCCCATACACCATTTAATGCACCAGCAGTAAATCTATTCCCACTAGGGATACCATAACTTAATGCTTCACCTTGCCATACATAAGAACCAGTAAAGATAGCATTATAGATATCATTTAAACGTCTCGTACCACCACGATGAGTTAATTGCGCTGTCCATTTGGATATAGCGGCAGCTAAACCACGGATTGCAAGATTTTGATTACCCGGATCACGAAGATTTAAAGCTTCATTTTGATCAATTTGAATCATTTCATTATAGAATGGTGGTAACCATTCTTCTGTTTGGAATCCTCGTTTTTGAACAACATTAACAGGAGCATCCATAGCAACAGCATGCGTCATACCTGTAATTGGTTGCCAAACATCCATAAATAATTTATTAGCAGAATATTCACCTTCTGGGAACATTTTTGCTATCATTTCATTTTCTACAACAGGAGTAACTTGTTCAATCACTCCAGTAATTAGGCTAGTACCATCAAGGTAATCACTACCAGTTACACCTAATTTAATATTTTGTTGTGCTGCTGCTTTTGATAATTGTAATTGCTCAATTAATTTTTTTGATCCCAAATTTTTTGATATCCTATCTTCATTAACAGCAAATTTTAATGATATTTGACCATTTTTTTCTTCATCATAAGAACGAGTTGGAATAATATCACCAATTTTTTTAATACCTTGTGATTCATAAAATTCCACAATTGCATCTTCTTTATCTGATTGTGATTTAAATTTTATATCTTTGAATAAAGGATTAATTTCTTTATGAACTTTACTCTTTACCATTGGATCATTATAAATTTTATTATTATCTAACATATTATACTCCTACAACCATTTCATTAAATATAACCCACGGCACAGCCACGTCACCTTCTACGATTACAACTTTTGAGGCGATACCAGCAGTAATTAATGCATCAATATCAGCAGTACCAGCATTAAAACCAGTTAATCCTGCATAATAAAATTCAGTATCAGGTGCTGCACCTTGTGCTATTCTAAAAGTTCCATCAGTAATATTTGCAGTAATTGTAGAAATAAAAGCTGAAGAACTAAATGCTTCATCAAAAAATACTCCAGCAAACGGATTGGTTGCAGAAATAGTATGATCAAATATTTGTAAATTACCAGTAGTATCATAATCTGTTGCTTTAGCCATTAAAGTTAAAACATTATATTTAGTAATATCTGGTTGTTTTAACAAATTAATTCTACATGCATTTATTCTTTGTGGAGGAGTACCCTTAATTGAATTTGCAATCCCAAATGTTACATTTCCGTAATTATTATCTATAACAGGATATGATTTCATTATTTAACTCCTTCTTCTTGAACCTTAATTTTATTAAGTAATTCTTTAACATCAGAATTATTAAAATTTTCACTCAATTTATCAGTAAATTGACCTAACATTACCATTTGTTCATCTTTAAATTTATTTAAAGCTACAGTTTGTTCTTCTTTCAAAGATGCCAATTTAATTTTAGTATCTTGAAGTTCTTGAGAAAGTTTTTTTACTTCATCAGATTTTTCACTTTTTTCATCTACGTCATATTCTGATAAATTAAATTTATCTTCAGCCGCATCTTCAGCTAGTTTACAACCCATATCCTTATATTTTTTACCTAATTCCATATCGCCTTTTTCATAGGCTTCTGCCATTTTAGAAAATATTTCTTTATGCTTTAATGCATGAGATTTACCATATTTTCTTTCTCCATCTTGATCAGGTTTTCCGGCAGTTTTATCCTCTTCTTTGGTTTCACCTGCTGGTTTATCTTCTTCAAGTTTTGTTTTTTTTAAAGCAACGCAACCAGCTATAAAATCAGTTGCGCTTAGAGCTACTTTTTGTTCATTAGTCATTTTTGATATTTCCTCTTTATTTAATAAATTAAAATATTCAGGTTCAAATTTCTTAGTAGGTAAAATAGTTTCCATTAATTTGATTACATCAGGATTATTAATTTTTTTATCTTTAATTTCCTGTTCAATATAATCAGCAGTTGCCCTATTAATTTTTCCAGTTCTACATAAAGCAATTAAACGTTTTTTAATTATCAATTCATTTTCTAATGCTTGTTGTTTTACAAGCAAAATTTTTTCAGTTTGTTGAATTGTAGCAAATTTTTCTATAAAACTCGTGGACAAATCATTATTTATAATCTGTTTTTTTACCTGTGGTTTACCAAAAATTGCACGAGCTTCTACGGCAGCTCCTTTTACAACCCATGATATTTCACCAAATTTCCATGTACCCAATTGATAAGCTAATGATACATTACGTCTTCTCCCATCTCTCACAGGCTCAACATTTTCTTTACCCTTAACGCGTACTGTACAAAATAGATAAGGCTCTCCTTTTATTTCTTCGATTTGCATTAACCCAATTACGTGACCTGCAGTTTTTAATACAGTACCATCATCATGATCTAATTGATTGGGAGCATTACGATTATCAAAATTATCTAATCCGTCTTTTGTAATCTTAGGTGTTAATTCTTGATCTTTTTCAAATAATTCTTTTGTATCTTGATTATACGTATTGCATAAATTATGAATATCTTCGGCAGTTACTTCAACTTCGGTTCCGTTCATATCTGTATAATTACCAGGACGTAATGCCATAATCCTTACATCTAATTCAGAATTATCATCTTTACCTTTACCTAGAGCAACCGTATGCCCACAATTCATTAATTTAATATTATTAGACATCAGTAATACTCCTTTTAGTATAATGATCATTTACTTCTTTTGAATTTGTCTTATTTTGATTATTCATTTTATCTTTTTTTTCTCGTTCTAAATTACGTTTGATTAAGGCATTCACTCCTGCTTCATCTAATGTAGGTTCACCAAGAGTTTTACGTACCCTTTGAATATCATCTTTATTGGTATTATCTAAATATCCATCATTGGTCATACCTTCATATAATTTTTGATATTTTAATTTATCATCGATATTTTGTAATTCAGATTCAAAATTACCTAAATCTGTGATATGATCACCAAAATTTTCTTTAATATAAAATTTAACGACTTGTTTTAATAATACATGTTGTACCATTTCTTCAGCAATTCCACCCATCAATTTAGTAAAAATACTATTTTGTGCTGTTGCTCCCGCAAATGTTGTAGCAGTGCTAAAAATTCCTTCTGGAACTAAATGTAATTTTTCCAAATCAGCATCAAATTTAAGTCCAGCTTTTTCATATACATCAAAATTGCCAGTATTAGCAACAACTTGGATCTCATACATTTCACCTTTTCTGCCTGGTAATACTACAGCAGTATCTTCAGTATAATTCTGCATGAAGGCATAAGCTGCATCAACAGCATTAATATCACCATTTCCTAAGTTATGAACGGCTTTACTAGCATCAGCATATACTACAACCATAGGATTAGCACATCTACCCATTGCAGATTGATATAACATTCTTGCTATATTTTTATTAATCCATATTGGATAAGCAGCTTGTAAAATAGGATCTCCATATGGATTAATCTTTCCATTTGTGACGCCATATGAAAAATGTAGAGTTTTCTCTCTTTCTAATTGAACTAATCCAAAAGTATTAATAAAATTGGTTCTAAATGGATAATCCATACTTCCCAATGAAGCAGCATTATCTAAACCAAATCCAATTCCACCATTCCAACCATCTATACCACCAGCAAATCCGCCAAATCCCCATCCTAGACTTAATGCATTTTGTGTACCTGTATATGGATAATTATAAACATATTGCCATATATTTTCTATATCACCTTGTAAATCAACTGTATATTGAATAGATACTTGAGGAAGATGTCTTATATTTTCAATTAAGGTATAGCCATTTTTATCTTTTATATCTTCAATGACTCCTACCCAATGACCAAAATGAATTGCTGTACATATCTTGCGTATAAGCTCATCTTTGCCACCCCTTAAAAAATTAAAGGCATAACGTACAAATTCTTGTATTTTTTTATCAGGATGGTAATATTCACCAATTCTATTAACAATATCGGAAATCATTAACGTTTGACATCTGGCAATAATATCATCTGTATCTACCATTTTTTTAAATGTAGATGGATTAATTGGACATGGGTTGACTAAAAAATTACCTGCAATAGTAGAAATAAAAGGGATAGACGTACCTTTTTTTGCTTTTACTAAATTACCAACTCCTAAGAAATTTTCAAATACATCTTTGTTTGATTGATCTAATAATTTTTCGCCATCTGTAACTAGATTTTTTATTTGTTCCCTAAAAGATACATTTTTTCTTACAGGAATTGTTATTGTTCCATTCAAAGATATTTTTGGTGTTTTGTTATCTAATGCGCCTAATTGAACCAAAGGTTTTTGTGTTACGGATACTTTGGGTTGGGAACGTGTTTTTTTGCTCATAATTGTTTCCTATAAAAGGATTATTAAGTTTTGTTAATCCTCTACCTAAATTAAATTCATTTTTAATCGAATAATCAATTCTTGATAATTTAATAGGTTCTAATAAATATTTATATTCAATAAATGCCTGTGATGTTGCATCCACACAATCGTCTTTTCCATTATCAAATCCTGTAAATTCCAAAAATTGATTGATATATAGTTGTATAGATGGATATATTCGTGGTGAAGGTAAATGAAATTGTCCTGCTCTGCAATAAGGAATCATATTTTGTGCACGAAATAATTTACCATTTTCACCTTTATTAAAGCCTTGGGGAATAAACTTATTAAGCTTACTAACGCCCTCATATTGCATTAAGGTAACAATATCTTCACCTTGTGCTGCATCCTCAACTAATATGGCATAATAATTAGGATATTTTTGTCTAAAAATATTAATCCTATTAATATTATCCATAATATCAACTTTATTGATTGCTGAATAATCTAATAAATAAACTTTATCTGAATCAAATCCTAATACTACAATTGCACAATCATCACCTTTTTTAGCTGCTTTTTTATAATTAGGATCTACGCTAATAATTATGCGTAAATTTTCAACATTAGGAGACTCATCATAATATCTAAATGATGTTGCATCAAAAATAGTTCCACTTGAACTCATTGGCATATTTTGATAAGTAGTTTGCCATCCTATGGGATCAATAATTTTACCTTCAAGATATACATCTAATCTTTCTTCTGGCCATAAATATTCACCTATTTGCCTAGGATCATATGGGTAATCTCTTTCATCTTTTTGGGCATTAAATTCAATTACTTGCCAATCTGGTGCTAAAGGATCTTTTATTTTTATATATTCCTCAAGTCTACCAATAATGTCATCTTTATGCCAATGAGTAGACATTACTAAAATTATGGTATCTTTTTGTTGACGTTTTAGAATATTTTCTGTAAATATTTTCCAACGTTTTTCTCTAATAGTTGGGCTATTATATTCTACTGGCCCACTAAAAAAATCATCTAATATAATCAAATTTGCATCATAGCCAGATGTTGATCCTTCTATACCTACCGCTTTAAATTCACCACGTTTACTATTTACATTAGTAAAATTATTAATTGATAATTTATTACGTCTTTTTTGTGCTGTTCTAACATCGTCTACAATTCTATCTTTTAATATTACTTGAGGAAATAATTTATTATATTCATCACTAGCAATAATATTTAAAATATCTCCAGATACTTCTTTGGCTCTATCATCACTAAATGTAATATATATTATTTTCCATTCAGGGTATTTACCAAAAATATAAGGTACTGGCATACGGCCAAACAATTCAGTATTATGGGTAACTATATAATCATCCGTAACAAATAAATGATTAGGATCAGCTACAGAAATACAAGTAGCATTATCAAATCCACTAAGTTCTATGTTTTTAATACGTATGTATTTATTTGCTTTACTTCTTCTATGAATAGCTTTACATCTTTCTAATTTTCTAGGTAAACTAAATAATAATGTTTGATCTGCCATTCTTATATTAACTGTGTATGCTAGTCTTCCCTTTTTCTTTTCACCCTTATATTTAAAAAAAGATTGTTTGATTTTTATTTGGGCTAATCCCCCAATAGATCTAATTAATTTTTGCATGTCTAATGCTAACTGTGGACTTGTAGTTGTAAAATTAATAGTACTTTGTTTACCTATAGTTCCATCTGTATCCATTAATCCTTGAATTAATTTTAATCTTTGATCATAGGAACCTTCAAAATATATTTCTGGAATAAATTTTTCATGGGATTGTTTATGTAATAAACCCATTAAAACTATGTTATCTTTAATTATATTTTTATGCATTCTTGTTCTTGGACGACCTTTTGAATCAATTAAATTTTGTTTGATATTTTTAACACCATAATCATATTTTTCATAATGAGTTAAATCCATATTTAAACTAGATAGACTTTGATTACATTTATCAATAATATATTTATCAGCAGACGTTATTTTTATACTTTTACTAAAACTGCCATCACCCAATAATACGCCGAATAAATAAGGCTCAATGAGAAGTGATATATCTTTATCTTTTACTGGAATATATCTTGGGATATATAAATTTTTTGAATAATTATTTAATTTACTCAATCTAATAATTTCTTCTGTATTTAATATCCGTTTCTTTTCACTCCTCCATTTACTACTATGTATTTGCCATAAATGTTCACTACAACATTCAATAGATCTATTATCTTCAAATGTAATTTTATATAATTGTTTAATTCCTTGAGGATAAATGCCAATAACTTCTGTATAACCACCGCACGCATTATCGACAATATCACCAATTACTAATTCTTCAATTTTTTTCCAGCCATTTATAACTTTTATCAATGAACCATTTTTTAGAGCTTTTCCATGCTGTTGAGGCATTTTACCAATGAATCTACCTCTTTTATTTTCAATGGCAGAATCGATACAAGATATTATATATTCATGAAACCATGCCCACTTATACGTAGGCCGCATAGATTTACAAAAAGATAAATAATCCTTTGTTTTTATTTCACGAGTTAAATCAGCAAATTCTTGTAATTCAAAATGAGTTAATGGAGATCCACTATCTTTTTTTTTAATTAATTCTGCTAATCTATTATAATTAATCATTAGTAAACTGCATTTAAAACAATCCAATCAGTAGCACTAAATATATCAGAATTAGTAATTCCAATATCTGAAGTATCACCAATTGTTATAGCCTGCGTTATAATATTAAAATATAAAATTGGTACATTTAATTGGGGGTTAACATCATTAATATATGGAAGATAATATTCATATCTTGTTAATTGCGCAATTACTCCATTTGCCAAATTTATTGTAGGAGTTGGATCTGAGAGTCCTATAAGGGCTGCTTGTAATGTATACATTGGAGGTAGCATTATAATTTTCCTGTAAATAAAAATTTTATTCTATGTAGAAAAGTAGGTTTATAATCAATTTCATAAAAGATACATTTTTGATAAATTGCACGTTGAGCATCAATAAATTCTGAAAATCCCATAAATTCATTTGTTTCAATTTTAAAAACGGCATATTTCATTTTTTATCTTTCATCATGTTTTTAAATATTGACATAATATATGCCCAATCTTCTGCAAAACCCTCTTTAGCAGCCTGTTTTTTAGCTTCTTCCCATTTAGATTCAGCCGGCTCTTTTGAAACTCCGTGTTTTTCAGCTTCTTTTTTTATTACTGGGACTGGCATTATCTTTTCCTAATAAAAATTCTAGTTGTATTTTAGATTTATCATAAATATGTTTTTCTCTATAAAATAATTTATGAATTTTATATTTAATATTAGATCGATTTAATATCATAATCACAATATTTTCTAATTGATTAATACTAAAATATCTTCTTTTATTATTATCAATTCTATGTTCTAAATTATATTTTAATGTTCTTGTCGGATACATTAAATTTTTTCTTTTAAAAACTGTAATTACAACTATGGTATTAGTTAAATCATATTTTTTTTGTTCAAAAATAAGACTAGTATTAATCTCGCTCCACAAGCGCCGATCATCAATATTATTCCTATATCTAGGATAATCAAAAGTTAAAATCATTTATTAACCTAATAAATTTTTTTTAGCCAATACATCTCTCACAATTTCTTCATTAAATGGATCAATAGATAAATCTCCTTTTTCTCTAGCCATTTTATTAGTTTTAGCTCGATCTTTTATCTCTCCACTTTCTTTATCATTCCTAAATTGCATATCTACAATTTTTAATAAAACTTGACTCATTAATCTAGTATCCCGCATTTCTGCGGCATTTTCCATTAATGCTTTTAAGGAATGATTTATTTTATTTGTAGTAATATTTGGAATTAAATTAATGACTTGACCAAATTCAGGATATTGCTTAATCCATGTTTCTTTTACAGATTCATCAATATTATGTTCACCCCAAAAGCCATTAGGATTAAGATAAGTATTAGCGTATTCGATATAGAGATCACAATACTCTGGCTTATATTCAGTAATAATTTTTGTTTTGGGTTTATTGGTTGTACTTAAATTTGTTTCCATTGATAACTTCCATATTGTATAATACTGTTATCAATGTTCGTTCACGCGGATAATTGATGATTGTAAGCTCTATGTATTTGCTTCCTATGTAGGGCTTATTTTTAATAAACCATTTGATTGCATTAATTTTTTATAGTCGGTGCAGGCTTTTCCCATAAAATCTTCAAATTCATTTTTTAAACGTTCATTAAATGATAATTTATGTTCTCCCCATTGAGTTCTAGCTAATTTTACATTATTGGGATTCATTTTTAAATGTATCATTCGTGTTGCTTCATGGATTATTTTATCATTATATATGGGGGGAAAGTTACTATTTATCATAATTTTAGAAAAAAGTTTCTTATTTTCTGGGTCATGATACAGTTTTTTTACTGTTGTGTAATCATTCCCAGTAAGTAAAAGAATTTCTTCACGATGCAATAAATTGGATTTTATTGATAAATTAGAGAATACAGCAAATCTGCATTTATCAAAATTAGCTAAATTAATTTTATTATTTTCTGAATCAATTTTAATACTATTAAATAAATGATGATTATAATTAGCTAAAATTTCACCAATTGTACTAGCAACAGTAGATTTTCCAGTGTATCCTTCACCCTCTACCCATAGAATTTGGCGATTAAAATCATTTTCGACAAATATTCCAAATACCCATGCTCTAAATAATTTACGATCGTGATCGTTATCAAATTGGGATAAGAATAAATCCCATGCAGGAGTTTTTTGTTTATTTTTAGTTAAATGATCTAAGGGGAAATATGCAAGACAAAAAGTGTCAGGATCATTAGATATTTGTTTAATTTTACCGTCATAAATTAAATATCCTTTATTTAATTCTGTATTAAGAATTTTTAGTATATAATTATCCGAAATACCCACAATGGTAGAAAGATGACTATAATATCTTAAATAGGCAATTATACTATCATTAAAAGTTTTTTTATTATTAGAAGAACTCGCAATATATTTTATTTGTCTTGATCTTGGTTTATCATCATATCCATAAGCATCTATATGAATACCGTTACGAATGAATATAATATTAAATTCTGAATTATTAGAAAAAGATAATTTTTTAGGATGTCCTTGATATACTTGTATTGGTTTTCTGGTATAACAAAATTCATTAAATGATTCAGGATTTTTAAATTTCATTCTGATATATTTTTCATATTTAACTTTTTTCTTCTTATTCCATGTTTGAGTATTCATAATGGTATAATAAGGATCATTTTGATTTAATCGTTTAGCGTGTCCTTCATATTGAATATAAGTATCAGTAATTACGATTGAATCAATAAGTGTATCAAATTTATTTATATCAGATTCAGTAAGTTCATCGTCGTTTGTTTTGATTGGGAATTTTAAATCGAACATTAGGAAATTTTTGCTAATAAAAGTTTACGTTGATATTTTTGTACAGATTTAAACATATATTTATCTGGAATAGCTTCAAAAGTTTCATAGCTTGTACCTGTATTAATATGAGTTAAAGCATCATAAAGATCATATCCATTATCTTTATTTTTATTTACATAATAACCATGACTATCCCAAAATAAAGCTAATTTATATGATCTACCAATATCTTTTTGCATATATTTAATTAAATCAACAAGTGGTATATCAACTACAGTTATTTCATAAGGTTTAAGAATAACATTTGTTTTAAATTTTTCAATTCTAAATAAAAAATTTCCATCTAGATAACCTTTGTATTGAGCTAATTCGATACGCATTATTTTGACGACATTTTAATTAAATTAACTAAAGAGTCTAATTTATCAATCTTTTCTAGCTGACAGAGTAATTCAAACGCACTACTATCCATTAATTCCAAGGTTGGTATAATTGATCTATATTCTTGATATAATGGTTCATTAAGAATAATTGCATAAAGATAATCAATAAGATTCCTATATAAATAGGATTTATAGTATAATTTTCTAAATTTATGTGTAGTAAGAGGATATTTATTATAAAGTATCTTCATTTTTCCATATAAATTATTGTTTTTATTAATCATTTATAATTGTATCCATGAATTATCTTTTTCAAATAAATAACCTTTTCCAAGGCATTTTGAACAATCTTTTTTCTTAAAATGCCCTAATCCCTTGCAGGCAGCACAAATTATTTTAACAAATTTAGATTTCATTGATGCCTAAGTATAATCTTTCTTAAATTAGCTTCTTTATAAGTTCTAGCAACTTTACCAATACGATTAATTGAATGTTTATTTAATGGATATGAATGACCTTCTAAGGCATAAGTATAACTATCAAGTAATTTACTAACTTTACCAATTATATGCTCACGTCTACATTCTTCCAGTCCATGCACCTCAACATCATCACCAACAGCAAATTTATAATCAGTTGGTAATGATTTATTTACATCTAAGGAAGTTACGGACATAATTTCTTCAATCTTTGGAGTTTTAACTTCTGCAAAAGTTTGTATTGTCTTTGGTTCTGGAGCTTTAGTTCCTTGTATAATAGTATTGCCATCATCCTCAATATTACTTGAATTACCTTCATTTATTATTTCTTTGTTTTTAGCCATTTTCTAGGTCCTTTGTAGTTAAATTAATATTTATTTCACAGTCTTCTAGCTCTGGAAACATTTGCACACTAAGTGTATTTGATATTCTATCATATTTATAATTCTTAATTGTACCTTTTTGGTATTCTTCTTCTATAAATTCTTTTATCTCATTAATCATCCATAAACTTCTATAACTAAAGGGATACGATTACCATTAATGCCTGCCCATATTTCCCTATTAAGCTTATATGCCAACATTTCGAATCGAAAACTTTCTACTTTATTATCTATTACAGTTAAAAAGTGTTTAGCATTTTTCTCATAAATATTTCTAAGATAGATTCTGCGAAATAAATCACATGGCATCTTATCTAAAATATCTTTATGTTTTTGAAATACTTTATAAATCATACTCTTTCCTACAATCATCATCCCAAATATATTGGGTTAAAACAATTACATTTTTAGGTAAATTATCTAATTTTAAATCTAAGAAATCATCTACCACATCTTCAATTTCCAATGGTTCAAATTGATCTAATCGATAACCACATTGAGAAAATACAATTTCTATATTATCAGGATATTTTTTTAATCGTTCTTGTAATTCTTTATTAGTCATTTTTTATTCTTAAAAGCTTTAAGCTGGAAAAGGTAACTGGGCAAATTCAAATCCAGATATAGGATTTTCTAATAAAAAAGCACAATTATTACATTGATATACAGCCTTATTTAAAAATTTTTCAGGTTTAGTTAAATATTGCAGACTATTATACAGTGGATTTACCGTATATCCTACACATCGAAAAGTACCAGAAATATCACATTTTTCACAGTGTGTATATAAAATATCATTAATTTCGGGAAAATCCATTATTCTTTATTCCTAAAAACTGCCATGACTTTAAATTTCAAATATTTATCTTTATCTAAATTAATCTCCAAATCATCAGTATAAATATGTTTTAAATCTTTAAAATATGGGAAATATCCTTCGGTAGTTCCATCAGAAAATCCAATTTCTATAGTATCTTTCAGCATCTCTCTAAAACATTGTTTATTATAATCTATTACACCTTCATTTACGCCACCCATATATAGAAAACATTCAGTGTAAACTTTTATAAAATCGGTTTCTTCAATTATTTTTGTATAATTATCTAAATGAATAGAAAAATCAGCACCTTTAAAAACCACATTAGTTATAGGTCTATTCATTTATCCTCCATAGTAAGAACATGAAATATAGCACTGACTGTAGAAGTTAATAATGCTGGCATGAATATGGTATATATTAAATCTCCAGGAGTATAAAATGCGAGACTTAACAACCATGAAATTAATCCTGTAATTAAGACTCCTATAGCCTGTCTAAAGCGGGACCCCTTACATATTAATACAATTGCCATAATAACACCTGTAAGACCCATTATAGGGGCTAGTATGACGGCAATATAACCAATTATTGCAATAGCGTTATTCTTTTTCATTATTAAATTCCTTAAATCTTTTTACTTCAGTTTCAGCTTCTTCTTGGGTACTAAATATACCTAATGTATAAAAATTATCTTTTTTAATATAAGCTGGATAAAAAACCTCATCTATTATAAGTTGAAGAATATATTTATCTTTTACTTTATCAATTCGTGTTTTCATTTTTTCTCCTTTAAAATTATTATTTTCTGGCTGAGGAGGCTGGATTTGAACCAGCGACCTGCGGATTAACAGTCCGTCGCTCTAACCAACTGAGCTACACCTCAATTAATCTATAATTTATTATTACACTCTACACATATTTTATTAATTTTATTAATAGAGGTAATATATTTTATTGTTTCATTAAGTATTTCAAGCTTACCCTGATTCGTATATGTTGTGTTACTTGCTAAATCATTAAGAATATCTTCTCTCTTTTCATTTAGCCATTCAAGTAATTTCTTTTTGTTAATTTTCATTTATTTTCTCCTATGGTGGGAAAGATAGGACTTGAACCTATAACCCAAGGATTATGAGTCCTTTGCTCTGACCTATTGAGCTACTTTCCCTTATTTATACCATTGATCACCCTGATTTTAATTGAGCAAGTGCTTCCACGAGTTTTTCAACATCCTTTAATTGAAGCTCTAATTGTCCTTTCAATTCTTGAACTTTACTCTTTTCCATAGCAAGCTTATCTTCAAGATCAGCAATAGTTAATTTAAGGTCTTGCATTGGTTGCCATAACTTAACATTTCGTTCTTCAACTTTTAGAGCTGGAAAGAATCCATCAAAAGTATTAACACCATACGTCTTATTTTGATAATCAATTGAATTTATATGATATAAACTTTTAAATCCGCTCTCATAAATAACCCAATCACCGACTTTAAACTTAGGCTGCCATTGTGGAGCAGGATCTTCTAGTTTTACAAGACATTCATTACCAAACTGATACACATCATTATTACTCAATTCAACTAAATATTGTCGAGATTTTGTCTCACAAATTTTAACTATTTTACCAATTTGATTTATTTTATTTGCCGATACATACCATGGTAAAGATATAATCTTAACCTTAGTTCCTACCGGAAGTAATTCAGGTTCCAGTTTTGGCCTGTCTGCTTTTTTGAGATATTTAAATTCAAAACATCCCAAAAATATTTGACCTATAGCTGCCAATGCATGTACAAGAGCTTGTGTTTCCGAAACCAGTTCAATAATATAACCATGCTTACCGTATGATGAATGGGATTCTTCTAATATTTCAACATAGTCACCAACTTGTAATTCAGGTTCTTTCTTTTCTGGTTCATCTTCTATTTTGGTAAAATGTTTATCAAAGAATTCCATATAATTATATCCTGTGCTATTATCATCATATTGGTATTCTACATATATATTTTTTGTGCCGGGATATAATCCAATTATTTTAGCCTGTAGTGGTTTACTAAAAAATCCACATCGTTCATATTTAAATCTATCACCAACTTTGAAGATTTTGAATCTATTTGTATTAGATACCTCTACTTTATCTCCATCGTCATCTTCTATCACAAAACCTTTATCTATTTCTTTAAGAATAGGATAAAATTTATTTACGGTATATAAACGCAAGGGATAACTATCTTTAATACATTTAGCTACTGCTTCTATTTTTGGTGGAAGAACCAATTCTAAATATTCTTCTTTCATATTTCCCACTGCACCAGTACTTTCATAAAAATAAGCTTTTCTCATATCACAAAAAATAAAACTTTTAATTATATATTCTCCTTTAAATGCAAAACTATCTTTATCAATGCATCTAACTTTATCACCAATCTTGAATTTAGGTTCAGAAACTAATTCAAGTTGATCAAATGTACATGCAGCATATATTTTTTTAGTATCACTATTATCAAGTATATATGCATGAGGTCCAGGATTAACAAAACTAGTAATAATACCAAGATAACCAGTTTCTTTAACTTTAACCTTATCACCTATTCTAAATTCCATTATAATTCTCCTATTTTAATTTTAATTCAGTTCCTGCGTATTTACGTGCTTCTCCATCTGGGAATTTTACAATATATGCATCTCCTGGTTCAATTATAAGAACGGTTCCTTCTTTTTCATATTTAGCATCTTCTGGATCTATCACAATTACTTTATCTTCAAATTTAAACTGATCTCGACAAGTGCCATCTTGATAATAAACCGTTTTACCCAATATAGCGCTTATTGGTTTAGTAGCTGGCAAAACACCATCATTATTCATAGCAATGACATATTCTCTATTACGCTTCTCATATTCAATCCAGGCATCGTGAATAATTTGTTGATACTCTGTACAGGCTTCAATTAATGATTTATTATTAGCATCTAATTCAAACCAAGAATTATCAATTAACATTATTTTAATGGTTTCTTCTTGAAGTAATAACCATTTGAACTCACTAAACCAGAATGTACAATCTGGCAATTGCACTAAAACATCATTCTTTATCATTCCTTATCCTCCACATAAAACTTATCATATAACATAGATTTAGAACTAAAACCTGCCGTGTGCTCTATTAACTCATAAAACTTACCATTAATTATTTTAAACATCCTATCGCCATTAGCAAACCTAATTGTATGACCTTTCATTAAGAATCTAAAGGCATCTAAGAAGCTATATTGATAATCTTCACGAACGCCTTCTTCATAGTCAATTTCAAATTCAATCTTACTATACTCCTCTTTTTTATCAGGCTCTAAAGGTCCAAATCCACATACAGTATCTGAAATATCTTTCATTTCTTCTTCATTAGCATAAACTTTAGTAATTGTTACCTCTGTGGGTTCCAAACACATCTCTGGTATATCTTTCATACCTTTACTATTATCACCATACATTTCATTCTCTATTCGTTTAAAACGCTCATAATCATTAGGATTCATTATAATCTTCTCTATCTTACCACCATTATAATAATTCCAAGCTTCCTCAATTGTCATTCTATCTTTTCCAACATATGTTCAGCATAAACCTTAACTACATATTCACTAGTATGACAAATAGGGTCTGGTACAATATGCAATACATGATATACTTTTGAATAATCAAATGTATTTAGATTTAATTCACTACGAATAATATCAACCACTACACCAATAGAATTATCTTGAATTACTCTAACCTTCTGGTATTTAGTAAACTTATGACTATAACTCTTTGCTGTATTCTGTACCAACTTAACTATAATATCATCTAATGTCATTTTCTATATTCCCTAAGTTAATCGTAATATCTTCTTTAGATTTACATAGTTCATTTTCATTTAATAATTTAATATTATCAAATCCCATAGGATTATATCCAGCAATCTCTAATTCACGTAATCTCTTACTATCAGCAACTAATTGATCATATTCAGCCCTATCGACAATAACTACATCCTTTACCTTCTTACCATCCTTAGATACCTCAGAAGATGAAACAACTTTTCCATTATCATCGACAACTATTTCAAAACCTTTACCCAGAGGATTTTCCATAATCACATTCTCCTTGATCTAACATATTCAACAACTTCAATACCCTTATCAATAAGATAATCTAATACTTCTTCTATCACAGGTCCTTCACCTAACTCAATCATAGACTCTGGAACTAAACGTTCAATTTGAGATTCAATCTCTTCATTCATTTGTTCTAAAGTAGTGTTTAAATGCAATTCCTCACGCTTACCAAGCCTAACCATTATCTCATTAGCTATTCTTATAATAAATTCATCGTTAGTCGGGAGCTTGAGCGTACTCCCATCAATATAACCCTTAACTGTCATTGTTGATCCTTTCTAGCAAACACAATATCCATACATAAATAAGGCACACCATCCAGAATAAGGATAGTTTCATCGGTAATACAATCAAGAGCTAGATTATCTTTATAACAAACGTAACTACCCTGAAAACCTGAATCAAAGCCTATCTCAGTAACCTTATCTAATTTATCTTTTAAATGCTGTATCTGATTATCTACATCATAATTATAATTTATATCAGGAAGCAACATAAACCTTGCATCTACATATAATAACTCAGGATCAATATACATATCTTTAGTCTTAATCTCACAATTACGAGATAACAACTCTACATCTTTACCTTTTAATATCAGATTCATTATTTAATTTCTCCTTCAATAAATTAATTATATAAAATATCAACTTGTTTAATATCAATATCTAAATTGAATGATTCAAGCCATCTTTTCCTCCTTATTAAAGTATTTCTATGATCTATATCAGCCTTTAAAAATATATACTTACCTTCATCCATAGAAACTACTTTACCACCATTATCCCAAAAACCAATCCCATCTTTCTCTATAAGTAAATTCATTACATCAGCAATATTAGCATATGAATTTCTAATTAACATCTTAACCTGTTCTATAGTAGTCATCGTACCTTCACGATTAGCAATATATATTAATACTATGCCGCAAACTTCTTTAACCCGCTTATTCTTGTTATAAATAATTAATTTCCCATTAATTCAAGTAAGGGATTATACCATAGATAGTATAGAAATAAAAGCATTATTTTTAGCACCCCTATACTTATATATCATAATATGTACTGCAAGGAGAATAAGAACTTGTGTCAAGCATTCTCACACTTGATTGTTGTTTTTATATATGTACCGTAAGTAGTACATATGCTGGAAAATTGGGATATTATTGGGAGAGGACTGAGAACCAAGCGCCCCAAAGGTTTTTAGAAATAGGTCGAGTTCACTATTAGAATAGTAATAGGGAAAGTGTTTGTGCGAGAACGCACTTTCCCTTTACTGGTATAGAAAGTATTGAGTGGTTTAGTAACTAGCACTAAATCCTTGTCTCAGAACACAATATCACATACCATAATACATAACACATAAATAACTATATTATAATACAAAAATCCACAGTATCAATTTCCAGTATACATGAACACATAAAATAAATAAGTATATCAATGAGTTATACAATATATAAACAAATGTTCATATCATTATATGTACATATGTATATATACTAATGTGTTACAATAAGATAATGTGTGACAAATAGATTAGATGAGATATGCAATATAGATATGCAATATAGAAATATGTTTAATCTATATTGCATGTAGGATACATGAAAACATAACCATAACTTACATAAGTGATGCAATAAAAGCTATGATACCAAGTATTCCACCAAAGATGCCAACAATACCAATGATAGTAAGTAAATCCATTTATATGGTCCTTAAAACTGATATTCTTCTGTATATAGTCTGCCTAATGCATTATCAACATCATGCTGAATGCGTTTCTGTCTGCGTATGCTATATATAAGTGCTTGTTGTGCCTGTTTGGCAAGAAAATACAGTACTGGATTTTTAAATGCAATTGGTTTAAATCTGTGTTTAAACTTATTCTTTAATTTACAAGTTAATTTCATGATTGTAATCTATTCCATCCATTAGCTTCTAGTTGTTTTCCAAATTGTTCTAGATCTTCCAGCATTTCTGGTGTGGTTGGATATCTTGAAACTGGTAATGCACTTAGTGATATAGAGGGCATGATTGGTTGTTGAATTAAGTCATATGGTATAAACATATCAAGTTGTTTATGTTTCTTTTTATTGCGTTTAATAACAATCTGATCTATTAATGACTGATCTGTTATATTGTACATATTTTTAATATTACGTAATGCTATAGACTTAACAACCAAAGGAAGTTGTTTATTCTTAATCTGTTTATTATTCAGCATATAATAATAACCTTATTATTTCTAAGACAATTATCTATTTGAAGATATAGGATTAAATATTGAAAATCATTAGTTAACATATTGATACCTATGTGTGCTATACAACAGAACTATATAGCACACTATTGGAGGAGATTAAGAGATTGGCAATGGTAGGTCTCGAACCTTACATCACGAAGAGAGCTTTTATACTCCCTTAGGTTTTACCACTTAAACTACATTGACAATTATTAGTTATTATGCACTAACTTCCGGAGCTTCGTCAAGTTCTTTATATTCATTAGCCATTTCAAGCTCTGATTCATCAAAATCACCATCTAATCCTTCTAATTTATATTCATTAGTAGAAATACCAGTCTCACTATTCAAAACTCCGCCTACGCTAATAATTTTATATGCCTTATATGGTGTTTTTTTAACCACAACCATATCGTCTTGATTAAATTTATGTGGAGTGTTAGCTTGTTGTCTTGGAGCTGTTTCACATGAAACACTATCTGCTGCTTCAGCTACAACTAATAAACCACGTATTTTAAGCGCAACGTTACAAATTGCTGATTGAGTATCAAGACCCAAGTCAAGCCCTAATGCTTTAGCTGCATTAACACACGCCTCCAATCCTTGTGCTGCAATGGTTAAGCGTTGTACATCCAAGTTATACATAGTAACACCAGCTTGTACTTGTTGATTAATATGTGCTTGTAATTGCTCTTGCTGTTGTCTCAATGCAGCTTCTACCTGCTGCTTTTGTTGCATCTGTTCAGCAGTTAATGCTGGAGCTGCCTGTGCTTGTTTAGCTGCATTTGATTGTTCCAATTGTGCTTGTTGTTGCGCATCCATCTGTTCTTTTCCTTCTATTATAGTATTCCTGAGCAGATTCGAACTGCTGTTCTTCCCTAGAAAGGGGAATATATTAACCACTATATGACAGGAATAAATTATTAATGTATATATGAAACCATAACTATACTATACGCAGTATATATTAATCAATATATTTATTAGCCATTAATTATCTATCTAAAGCTATTTATGTACATTTTATACATTTGTGTAAAAATAAATATCAATTAGTTCTATTGGTATTGCTAGAGTTAATGCGTTGCACAATAAATAGTTACTAAAATAGTTTGACAAGCAGTTACTAAATGAATTATACTATCGGTGTGAGGTTAAGAAAGGTCCTTAATCAGAAACAAATTTTAAATTGGAGATAAAAAAATGAAACAACTATCTAAAATAAAATCGTTACTACAAACTGAATTTTGGTTACATAACGTTAAACTAAAGATGTTAGATGCCTCTAGTTTAATAGTAGAAATCCCCTCAATTCGTTGGAATAATGAATGTATACAAGAATTTTCTGTTACGCCAAATAAAATTAAAGAAGTAATTAAAAATAAACTTAGCCAACAATTAGACATAATAATGATATTTTAAGGAGATTAAAAAATGAATAAATTTAAATTAAACCTAACCAATAATGTTCGTGTTGTACCAGATGATGAAATAGAATATTGTGGAGCTAAAGAATTCTTTGCCCAAATGGATGAATGTAATAAAAGAGTGCAGGAAACATTAGACGAGATTAATATTGGTGAGGGAGCAATATAATGACTATGTTAGGACAAATTGAAAATAAATTACAAAACACATTGGATATATTAAACTCGGAAACTGGTAGCAAGCTATTTCATGAATGGCATTTTATATGGGAAGACAACAATAATAAAACTGATTATTTTAAATGTTTGTTGATAAAAGCTAAGTTCTTTCATGAAGGGGAAGAACTAGAAGTTATGGAATGGCTAGATTGCCTAGATGGAACAGATACCTCTAATTCTTATTATTCAAAGGAAAAACTGCTTAATTTACGTATTTTTTATTACAAAGCATTTATATCCGAATTTAAAATAGCTTATAACTTAGCTGAAGGGGAATAACATGGAAAAATTTTTTGCAGACTTATGTAACCCGAATAAGATTATAGAACAACAAACCTATTTAATGGAACAAATGAAATCCTATATCGATTCCTCTAAACCATTTACCGTATCTAATGTACAGGTAAAGTTTGGCATAGGATACAACAGAGCCTCTGATTTAATTAACTATTTTGTGAATAATGGCTTTATAATTAAGAATATCGCAGGACAATATATGAAACTACATAATGGCCTAACCTTTAATAAATTACAAGGAATTAGTTAAATGAAAAAAGAAATATGGGATAAATGGTATATGGATAAAGGAATCCGTATGTTTAAAAGACAATATCCTTCTGGATTATTATATCAGGCTACTATTAATAAATATAACGATCAGTATGACCTTGAAGTAAGTCTATGCAAAGAATATGATGAAGGGTTTAAATATCTAATAGATGGCCGTATAGCATGTGATACCTTAAGTATAGCTAAAACATTGGAAATTTGTATCAGAAGTACATTAGAATTAAGGAGAAACCTAAAATGAATAAAATTAGAGAAGAACGCTTAAATAAATACATTTGCGAATGGTGCGAAGAAAATTCAGAAGAAGCAAATATATCCGCTCAGGAAATCCGAGACTTTGTATTTGAAAAAGGTGGCGATATTGTGGTTAAAACTATGTTATGCCAAGGATGTTGGCAAATGCATGACCAACAAATGGCATATGCAGTAGCTAATTAAAGGAGATTAATCATGGCAACAAATACAAACCTGTTCGATAGTTTAACTGAATTGTTAAGCCACTGCTTTAATTCACAAGAAGATATAGCTATCGAACGCAAAGAAGAACTTAAAATACATTGTATAGAAACGATTCAAGAAGATCGGAGGTTAGATTATGGACCTGATAAAATTAATGTATGAACATTGGATTATAAGCATAGTATTTTTATTAATACTTGGGGAAACAGTTTCAAAGATAATAATTTATACACTGGCTATAATTTTTAATAGAGATATAAAGGTAAAGGATTAAATCATGGAAATTAAATTATTTACGATCTTAGATAGAATGACAGAAATTAAGGCTATGGGAGTTGAAATGATTTCTGATAATCCTATAGAATCTGCAATATTGCGCTATGCGGGTTATGGACGAGATATAGTATGTATTCAACTTTGTCAACTTAGCCAAGGCGGCAGTACTTATGACCCATATCGCTGGGAAGATAGTAGAACTATGGGAATTGCTCACAAATATATAATTGATAATTGGTCTAAGCTTACAAGCGGAGATGTTATTGATGTTGAAGTAATATCAGGAGAAAAGCACAATGACTGAACAACAAATACTCGACAAAACTATAGAATATTTGAATAAATATAGCAATTGCTTTAAGAATTGGAGAGCCGAAGGTAGCAATATTTTTGCTTTTTTAAAAATTGATAAGCAGTCAAACGATATTTATCAAACTGAATATGAGATTTCATTAGAATATAGTTTAAAAAATACACTATTAGATTCAATGGTTTACAATGATGATAATATTTATGATGGAGAAGTGATTTCATCAGAATTTCGCATAGCCTACAATATAATTAAAGATTTAGCGAGCACAGTAAGTGAATAAAATTAAATTTAGAAATAAAGAATACAATGAATTATATTTTGAAATCTGTCAACAAGAAAATAAAATGATTGAAGTATATATTTTTGGAGAACGCATATTAACCGCTAAGAACATTGATGATCAATGGTTTGCCATAATAGCTAGATTAATTGATTTGACACAAACAAAAAATTTATGGGATAAGTGTGAATTAACTATTGCTGGAGTAGGTAAAACTCGATCTGGAACTCTAGTTCAATTCAAGATAAATGATTTAGTACAGCACGGCACTAATGCACTTGGATAATTAACTTAAATTTTATGGAGATAAAATTATGGAAACCTTAGGATTTTTAAATAAACTTACAGGAAATATTGCATATAATAATGTTAAAGAATGGTCATTACACGCTAAACTTGATTTTATTGAGTTTAAGCAAAGGCGCCTTTTTAAATTAATATCAATTGATGGAGCACCCGCAGAAAGTTTAGCACAGTTCAAAACAATCAAAAAAGCAGCTTAATTTAATTAATTTTAGGAGAGAGAAAATGAAAAACGCTAGAAGTCAATCAGTAAAAGAAAATATGCAACTCACAGTAGTTGAAAAAGATATGCTAAAAGATCTCTATCAAGAATTTACAGATCGAAATCTTATAGATTTTTATATTGATGGTATGGCTAATGGAAGAGACAAACTTAAATCTTTAGCCTCTAATTATGGCATAAAAGCTAATTGGGCTAATACTACCTATGAAATTGGTAAGAAGCTTATGTTTAAAGAAATAAACAAAATTAAACGTATGAAACGGGATATTCCGCGTAAATTGGAAGGAGCAAGATGAAATTAATAATTATTTTAGGCGTATTAAATTTTCTTATTGGTATATGGATATCAAGAAATATCAAACCGAAATATCGATGGGATGGGATTATTCTTGTTTGCGTGCTTGAATTGATAATATATTTAATTAAATTAAATTTTATGAGGTAAAAAAATGAATTTTTTAAAATCTATGACCATGTTTTTAGAAATAATTCTAAGTATCGTGAGTTCGACGATAGGAATTGTAGGCGGCATTTTTATATTAATTTGGTTAATTGGCATCATAGTTGGTGTATTTATTTGGTATTTTAGAAAGGATAACTAAATGAGAGATTTATATATAGGAATTTGTTGTTTTATTACAGGAATTTGTGTGGGAGTTGCTTTATTCAATTTTAATAAATCACTTAAATCTTCATCCACAGATTTTAAAATGATGCAATATAAAGTAGAACCCGCATGTATTAATCATATCCAATATTATGAAATTGGAGATACAGACGGACTGCATGCAGTAACCCCAGTATTTACCAAAGAAGGTAAAACTGTTGAATGTAATTTTGAGATAGGAAAATAAAATGCTACCAAATGTAACAAATATTATCAAACAATTACAAGATATCAAACAATTACAAGAAGAAAATATACCTGTTTATGTAAAACATGGGGCAGAACTACTTATGTTGACTGGGATTGAAACTCGTTATACTGAAATAGGAATTGGGGTTATTATTCATGCCGATTCTCCACGAAAAATAAATTAATTTTAAGAGGAAAAATAATGTTAGCAAGTGAACTAATTACAGCATTAACAGAAGCAATTAATGCAACAACTGATTTACCTTTATTTGCTTCGGTAGATGAAAAAAGCTATTTTATTAAATCTCTCAGAGCTATGGGAAAAGATAATGTTAGGCCAGAGATTTTAGTAATTGATTTAGTGTCAATGGATGAAAAATGCGAGTGTCCAAAATGTAGAATTAAATCTAATGAATGAAGATCTAACTAAATTAATCAGTGATACGACCAAAGCTAGATCACAGATACAATTAGCTGCGGAATTGCAGCAGAATGGTCTTCTATTTTTATTGGGTCAGGCAGTGGGTACTATGTTAAAAATACTAGAACATGTAGAAATTCAGGATAAAAATATTAGATTCTTATGGAACGAAATAGAAAGTATTAAATATAAGGAAAAAATATAATGCGTTATAAATCTACCACCTTAAAATATAATAAAATTGTACAATATATAATGAAACATCAACCAATTTCAACGAGCCAATTGCATTATTATTTAGAAATAAAATATAATATACAAAGTGTATCTTATAGAAGTCAATTAATTTCAACATTAGAGAAATTGGAATTGATTAAAAGAAAGGGTAAGAAACCGGGTAATAATTGTAGTTTTACAGCACTAAAGTTATTGCCATTAGATTAAAAAGGTGAAAGAGGAAAGGTCATCATTTTACACACAGCTCATAACTACATGGAGATATGAAAACATGTAAGTTTAACTAATGTCATAAGCTGTGTACAAAATAATCTATTTACTATTTAAATCTAACATAACTCCTATGACAGCTACCATTCCTATTATTGCCGGAATTGCACCCAAAGTTGCAGGTGGTTCATGTGTAACCCCCCAATATATACATCCAATGGTCACAGCCATAGCCAATAAAAAAGCCATACTCAACATTATCAACATGATAATCTGGGATATTTTACTCATTTACCCTTTTTCCTGATATCGCTTAAAGCTCTAAACTCTTTTTGCTCCAGCCATCTAATTTCATTATTGACGATGATTTTATACTTAAAAGGATATACCAAACCATTCTGTATTTCGTCTCGGTAATATCCAGTTTCACCTGTAGCTACAATTCTAACTTTAGTGTATGATCTCATTATATTTCCAAAAAGTGCAAGATGGCTGGACTCGAACCAGCGACCTATCAGTTTCGGGTCATGACTCCCTACATCACCAATTGCTCTCACTTCACTAACCAATAATCTGTTTATACAATAAAGCTCCATAATTATCAGTAAGTAAGTCGACCCTTCTTCACGTCTCAGGTGATGATTTTCTGAGCTACATCTTGCATGGGTATTCCCGAGCAGAATTGAACTGCTGTTATCCGGATGAAAACCGAATGTATTCACCACTATACGACGGGAATACATAAATAAACTCTCAAATATTTGCATTCATGAAGAGGCTTAGAGAGTTCATATAAATGCACGCCTCTCCGAATCGAACGGAGCTATATAGTATATCTATTCGACTGCTTTCGCTACCTATATCGGAATGAACCATCAAAGCTAGACGTACATAAATAAAAAAGCCCCAGCGACGGTAAAGTGTTTGGGGCTAGTATGGTGGATAATTAAATCAACCATTAAATTTACCGTCATATTTAATGGTTGATTCTAGTACCTGCAACAGAGAGGGATAAAAAGTAATTTAGTTCTTTGGAGATGAATAAATCAATTTCTCTATTGCAAGTTCAGCATTATTGCATAGTTGGAGGTGATTTGTCAAGCGGCTCATCTTTAACTTTTATTAACATATTTTTATGCACCAACCTACCCCCATTCAATCGGTTACCATCCAAATCTTTAATATAAAAATACTTACACCACTCGTCAAATATCATACATTTTACATTTGTTGGTTTCCAAAAACAAATATCACCGACAGTAAGTTCTTCTATATGAGATGATGCGAACCTTCCTATAATTATAATAAATAATAGACCCAATAAAAATCCCACACAATACGCCATCATTTTTCCCACTCTTTCTTACATAAATCTTTTAGTATTGTTATAACCGCATCCATATTACCTTGTAAAGTAGATAAGTTCATGGATAAGCGCCTATTTTCTTTTTCTAAAGCTTCTATTCTTTGGCATTGACCTTCAAATGCTATATCATCAAGGGATTTATGATTATTATTTTCTTTGTCAGTAATCATATTTTCAAATTCCATCTTCTCAAATAATAATCAACCTGTTTAGCCTGATCATCTGCCTTTAATCTATTATATGCAATCATATACGCATTGTATATAGACTTTTGTAATTGATAACGATTGTATGCAAATAGCATACCAAGCATTCCAAAAGGCTCTATCATCACAACAACCCTCCAGTATAAATTGATCGTCTTTTAATTCGTGTATTAGTTTCATAATCGCAGCAATCACATGTGAAAGGTTTTCTAAAATCTCTAGGTGTTTTATAACGATATCCAATACTTATATAAAAGTTCAATACCTCTCTACATGTCCAGTCCTCAACCTTTTTATATGGTTTCTCAGGCTTATTTATTATTTTTTTAATTGAATTAAATAGTTTTTTCACAATACCCCTCTATCTTGGAGAATCAACAATATGCATTTTTGTTTTATTCAATAAGTTATCATTTGTAATATAAACCCCGGGAGCTATTTCTATTTGTGTATAAGACTGGCTTATCTGTATTACATAGCTGTCTGGTTCCCTATAAATAACAAATGAATGGCCTCGATCTTCAAGAATAAGTCTAGCGGTTAATATTTTTAATCCAGCCTGTTTAATTTTTTTGTAGCATTTATATTCTAAGTAATCTAAATTATTAAGAATATTAAATAATTCCTCATTAGTTGCCATTATTTCTTTCCTTCAATTAAACAAATCTATCTTCGGTATAAATAGAAATTTCTCCATGACACTCTATCATATAAATATATCGTTTTAATATTTCAGAATATAAGTGACTGATGATTATTGCTATACCACCAAGATTAAACTTAGGATTAGGTATATTTGTTGCCATTAATTAACTCCACTTAAATTATATAAGGGGAGGCTTTGTAATTTGTATTTATGACAAGCTCCGCTACAATTACATGGATAACTGCATTTAAATTGCGGTTGCGGTGATGATATTGGTAATTGTGATCGCTCCATTCTCATTAAATTAAGCTTATTTAATTCCTGTTGAATATTCTGATACTCGCGCTCACTTAGCACAATGTCCCATTGATTTGTTTCGTGGTTATAACGACGTTTCATCTACTGATTCCTCATAAAATATCATTTTTATTTTTCCTTTAATAGTTTTATCTCTTCAGTTTTACTAAGTTTCCTTATTATTTTTGTTCCCAACCAACAAAAATTGTTAAAAGGATCGGTATATATTGATTCTACAGAAAAATAAGAATGACCATATCCATCAGCAAATATCTCCATGTCTCCGTGTGTTTTTAATATCTGCTCAGATTGAATAATAATTTCAGATAATTTCATTCTAAATAATCCCTCATTCTAAATATCTGGATAAACACTAAGCCAGGAGCCATCAAAAAAAGATAAATATTTTTAAATCCCAGACCTAAAATAAGAAATATAAGAGCTCCAATTAATAATAATAAACTAATTATTAAATGTAACTCGGGCTTATTCCAATTTATTTTCATAATCAAATCCCAGCCATCATAAGTTGAAAATTTCTTTGTAAACTTTTACCTATATATTCATATTGTTTTCTCATTTCTTCGTCATGTTCCTTTCTTGATTGCAAATATAAGGTATATTTTTTATTAAAAGAATTTATAATTTGTACATTCTCACATTTAGGTAAAAACCACATTATTTCTTGCCCTTCACAACTTTAACAATCAAATACTTGTAAAGCAACTCCTTAATCTCAGCCCAATTCCTAATAAATAGGACCTCAATTTCCCAGTCGCAGCCTTTATTATAGACCTGATCATGAAAATTTTTTCTGTAGCTCATTCAACACACCTTTCCATAAAATTTCTAGCATGTTCTTCAACATATTCTTGTGCTGAATCTTTGCATTCTTGTATAGTATCAAATACATAACGTGCGTCTAACAAGCTATTTACAAAATAACATAAATTATACCCTTCACCACTTATAAGTGGTGAAATAGTAAAATATGAAGTAAAACCACGAGGAAAATTTAAAAATTCTGCCAATAAAATGCTATCATCATAAAAAGATATTTCCCATTCCAACGGCTTAATTATTCTCATTTTTCCACCTTAATCAAACTCAATACGGATCTATCCCAAAGCTGTTGTACATAGTCTTGAGCTTCCTGTAAAGTGAAAATCTCTTCGTGTACTGCACCATCTATTTCAACTTTAAACATATTTAAGCATTTACGTATATAGAATTTTTTGGTAGTAGGTGTAATAAATCCTCCATAAATATCTTTAACCCAGGGCAGTTTCTTAACACTAATTCTAGTTGAGTTACATTTTAGCATTGTTATAGTTTTCATTTTCCATCCTCAATAAAATACATAAGCTCTTTACATGCTGCCATTACACCATATTGATATTGATGATCAACATTCATATTACATTGAATAACCATATATTCATCTTCTAAATAATTTAATAAATATTTACAATCGATATTAATTTCATCTGTATGGATATAAATACTAATTTCATCAATGATTTCTTCTAGCAATTTTTTAAATCCATCTTTAAAAATTTTGCCATGCTTTTTAAGAAAAGATTCATTTTCACATGTCAATAATTTATTATTTATCCATATTAAAAGTTCATCCTTTGTTAATTCATAGACATCTTGTTTACATTCACAGCACTGTTTTTTCATTTTTCATCCCTCCATTCCCATTTCATAAATATTGCCCAAGCCATAATCCCGATAGTAACCAGACTTATGAATAACGTCATTTCCAATATCATACACATTATGAGTTTCATCTTTCACCCTCCCATCATATTATTTTGTTCCGGTTTTTCTGACAGAGGGACATCAGTGTCCTTCTGTGAATGATTTTCATTTTTAAATCGCCCCAACAACACAAATGGCATATCTTCACAGTCTCGGCCATAATGAACTGATTCGACTTCATCGTCAGAATCAGGACTAGCAAACATAATATAAGCCTCGTCTGGCAATTCTCTTAATTTTTCTTGTAGCTCTTTATTCGTCATTTTTTCACCCTCCATTCAATACCCATTTTTGTTAATTTATTCTCGACTTTTATTACTATCGATTTACGATAAACTGTATTAACTCCTAAATAAATTGGAATTAATAACGGTTGCCATCCACGGTTGTCAATTATTTCTGTAAGATTTATTGAATCATTTGTTTTGACTGTTTTCATACATATTTCCAATAAAAACCACCACACCTACATCTGAGAAAAATTGCATTTGCAATTGCATGTCGCTCTAATCCCAGACTTCTGCATGCTTCAGCACCGCTTTCGTATATTTGTATCCCATTGGTAACTTTCTTTTTTTTATGATTTTTTCTTTTTTGATATTGATGTGAGCTGAAAATTAATATATTCTCTAAATTAAATTCCATTTTTTCTCCTTCCTACAAAAGCCCTTCAGCAATTAATTGTTTCTTCAATTCCAAAACTTCATTTTTCAATTCTGCATTTTCCCGCTTTAATCACTCTATACTGCTTTCATTTTCCCCAGTTGGTACTTTGGTATCATCACTACCCTCAAAATCGATTATGGTGCGATCTGGGCGGGTTTCCTGCGGTTTTGATTCTAAGACTGCAATCCGATTTTCTAAATCTTCGATCTTTGTAACTAACTCAGAAAAAATCTTCTTGAGAGTATAATCATCAAAATGTTTATTCATTTTAACATCCTCCATCAAATCCAAAAAATTTAGCAAAATTACTGAACACCATTGCCATTACTGCCCATATTATTGCCATCCCGCCTATCGCTAAAATAAATAAACCGGTAATTACACTGAAGAAGGTAACGATTCTAATCAATAAATTCACTTCAACACCTCACAAAGCAAAACGGTTATTCCTAAATTGACTATTAAAAGCCCTAATGTGATTGCAAATCCCACAAGCCAGTCTTTAATCATTTTGTACCTCCTTTTTCTTTTTCAATAATTTGTTGTCTTCGTTCTACAATAGCTTGTCCATAAATTGGATTGCCCTTGGCATCTGTAAGTTTTGCCATAAATGGCTGTTTAATAATTGCATACCTTGGCTCCATTTTAGCAGCCGATAATGCTGCAGCTCTAATATCTAATCCTTGTTGTGCCCAATCATTAAGCTGGATAATATTTGCTCTTATTTGATGTTGTGGCAAGCTTGGCTTAGTTTTAGTAAAACCTTTTATCCCCATCCATTCATCTTGAGTAAATTCCACTTCTTGTTCTTTTGCGATCATTTGCCAAGTTTGAAAAGCGCCTTCTGCTAATTTATCCAGTTTTGGGTTTTCTATCGGTAAAGGGGATATAGGGGATATAATATCAGTTACAGTATCAGTTACAGTATCAGTTACAGTAACGGCTTTTCTGGGTTCTTCTGGGTTCTTTTGGCTTCCCAAATAACCCACTGGGTTTTCTGGGATATCTTGGATTTTAGGTCTTCCACCTTTAGAACCATTGGCAGCATTACGTTCTACTATTTTTCTCCATTTTTCATTATCACTTTCAAATTGTCGAATGAAAGGGTCTATTGCCATCTGTAATCCAAAATCTAGTTCAGGAATTTTTCCTGTTTCTTGATATTCTAAAATTGCCCGCAAAAAAGTTGCCACTTGTTCATCATTCATTTTTTTTATAATTCTCAATGAATCAATGTGCAATATAAATGATTTTTTATCATTCATCTAAAATCCTTTTGCTTTTTTAATTATTGGTTGTTGAGTAGATTCAGCTTCTTTTATTTGCTCAAGTCTTAATTGATGATCCTTTTGCTGCCTTTGTTGATCAATTTTATCTTGCATTTCTTCTCTGCATTTGGGGCAACCGAGCCATTTTTCACCACTAAATAACTTATGTAACTCATTGATATAATTAGATTTGTGCACGTAACAATAATCTTCTTTTTCATCAAGTAGACCGAATTCAATATTACCAATTTTTGTTAATGATTTTTTAAATTCAGGTTTTATCCATTCTTTTAATTCTCTCATTTGATTTTTCTCTCTTTCTCCAAAAAATAAAAACCAAATAATAACAATAAAAAAACCCCTATTGCCGAATAGAGAGAGTAATCAGCAAGTAGGGGTTTAGTAATGTGCATAGCTTTCCATATCTCTCTCATACGATAAATATGCACATGGCGAGATTATACACTACAGGAATTTCTCCTGTCAGGAAATTTTCCTGTATCTTTTTCTGCAATGCACAATAAAAATATTAAAATAAATTCACGCATCGGTACTGTTTATGGTACAGTAATGTATTGGATCTTAGAATAATGATTAAAAATGCGATCTTGCATATGTCGGAAATGAT